TGGTTTTGAGTTACTGATCTTGTTTGTATGTTTGTCTCCCCTGTTGGTGTAACCAGGAATAAATACTGGGAACGGTAAGCATCGACGTGTACGCGGCGGATGCGGGTTCGAATCCCGCACAGGGGGGCTAACAATCTTTTAAATATATAACATGGCAAAGAAGAACAAGACACCACACGCTGTAGACCTCAGCACCGCTAGGACCTACTTCGTTTTAGACACGACACAGGGTCGCCACTGCGTGGAGTACACGATCGAGGTGATCGGCTTAAAGGAGACTGACGGCAAGGTGGTCACGATGTATTGTGCAGATAATGCACAATGGTCTGACGACGTGGACGGGACGCTGGTGGCGCAGGTGATGGACTCCGGCGACGGGTACACCTGGACGGTAAACCCTATGAGCGCCGACTACATGGACGCGTCGGTCGCGCAGCAGATGATGATCCTTCTGATGTTCCTTGACGATCACGACAAGATGCGATCCTGTTACGAGATAGTGAGCACCCAGACGGTTGTCAGCTACAAGGACTAGGGCGTCAAGCTATCGCCTTACTTTCAGAGCGGAGGGTAAGGCTATCACTTTACTATATAAACAAAACAAATAACAAAATGAAAAAAGCAACAGTAATCACCGTCTACGACAACGACGGCAAAGAAATCAAGAACGTGTCAACTGAAATCGTGTTGAACGGGGAGACGTATGTGAAAATGGGAACGGGCAAACCACTCCCGCCCAACCCCGCTACTAAACCAATTTGGGAAACGTGCCGTGAGCTTATGTGGCGTTATGATTCAAACATAAGGATAGTAACCAACTATAGTATTGGCAGTATGAATCAAGATGTTTCTTTGTACCGATTAAACAAACACCTCAACGCCCTTGCCTATCTTAGTGAAGTGGCAAGACGATGCAACGGAGGGAGGGTGGTGGAGTGGGAGGATTATGAGCAAATGAAATATTTTGTAGATAGAGAAAGAAATGAATTACAAATAAATTGGTCTACAAAATTTTACACGCAAATAGCCTTTCTTGACAAAGCAGCCCGTGACCATTCGCTCGAAGTTGACCGTCACATTTGGAATGACTACTATGGATTGCCAAATGAATAACCAGTATAAATAAAACACAGACAAAATGAAACAAGAAACACTTGAAGAGGCTGCAAGAGATTATATTAAAGGAGATGATTTATCTACATTTTCACAAAGGTCATTTTTTATAGCTGGTGCTAAATGGCAATCTGAAAGAATGTATAGTGATGAAGAAATAACAAAAATTGCGTATGATTATGTACTATACAATGATATTAAAAGACAATGGGTTATAGAAGGAATGAAACTTTATCGTGAACAATTTAAAAAGAAATAAAATGAAACAAGAAACGCTTGAAGAAGCAATGATGAAAGATGGGTATTTCGAATCAGATTATGATAAAATATGGAGAGAGGGTGTTCAATTTGGCGCTAAATGGCAAGAGGAGAGAATGTATAGTGAGGAGGAGGTTAAAGGTGTCTTAATGAAAACAGGTATATTTTTAAGAGCGGATTTAGATATATGGTTTGAACAGAACAAAAAGAAAGGAGGTGACAAATGAGCTACTACAACACACTAAACGAGTACGGAAACGAGCTGATAAAAAGCATTAAAAAGTCCGAGAAGCAAGAGGCTGTTATTTTGCAGCTGTTTAAAGACAGGCTGGAGTGGCAGCCTTCCCAGATCTACGTCGCCCTTAATCACTACTACCCCATCACCTCTGTCCGCCGCTCGCTCACAAACCTGACGAGCGAAGGCTATCTCATCAAGACTGAGAAAAAGAGTATGGGGTTGTACGGAAAGAACGAGCACGTCTGGAGGATCAAGGAATGAGGGCGGTGTTCTTTGCCGAGACCAGGGCCGGCCAGCTGGTGGTCTACCGCCGCGAGGACATGCGCCGCCACCTCGCCAGCATGGGCGACGTCCCGATCAAGGTCACGATAGAGAAGAGGTACAGCCGCAGGTCATCACGCCAGAACAGTTACTACTGGGGCGTGGTGGTCTCGATCATACACGAGAGGCTTGTAGAGTTTGGCTGGGACGTTACCCAGGAGGAGACGCACGAGTTCCTGAAGGACCGCTTCAACAGGCGGGAGTACATCTCCCCGGACACGGGAGAGGTGTTCAGCGTGATCAAGGAGACCAAGGGCATGGACACGGTAGAGTTCAACCGGTACATTGATGATATAATAAGGTTCTCGGCGGAGACCCTGGATGTTCAGGTCCCCTACCCTAACGAGCAGCTTGATATTTTTTAACACATGAATTGTGTTATCATGTAGAATGTTATCTATTTTTGTGGCTAACATTCTCAACTATGTCGGACAAAGCTAAGATACTGTTAACCCACTACCTGTGGTCGAACATCAGCGAGATTGAGGAGGAGGCTATGCGCCTGGGACTCCCGGTCAATGACGACAACATCGAGGAGTGCTGGTACCTTATAGCGATTGACATAGAGTCGATCGAGTCCGCGAAGTGCATCACCTATGAGGTGGGCAAGAAGCAGAGGGACATAGCACAGATAACAACCCGCACCGGCACAGAGTTTATAATCGACGTGGACTACACGTCCTTCATCAAGGAGTGGTCGGTCCAGAAGTACGGAGTAGATTCATTCATACTCGCTGAGGGCGAGCAAAAATAAAATCACATGGCAAAACAACGATGGTTAGAGATCTTCACAAACGACCCACGTCAAGAGGGCGAGGCTATCAGGGCTTACTCCAGGAGGATTGCTCCCAAGTACAGCACAACCCCTGCAAACATTGCGAACAAGTACAACGAGAACGTGACCAAGAAAGGTCTCAGCCGTGACCTTGTCCAGTACAACACGGAGGACATCAAGACCGACAAGGTGGAGATGGGGGAGTTTGACTGGAGAGACGCTATCAGACCGCTCAAAGAGTTCCAGAATATATTCAAGGCGCACAAGGGGTCTCAGGACTTTGCGAGCTGGGAGATCAAAACAAAAAAACCTATCTGTGTCCTGGTGCTCGGCGACACACACATGGGTTCATGGGCTACCGACTACGACAAGCTTATTGCTATTACTGACGAGATCATAAACACGCCCAACCTGTATGTGATCCTTGTCGGGGATTTGCTTCAGATGTCCATAAAACTACGCGGTGTGCTGGAAGTTTCCGACAACGCGTTGCCTCCTTACTGGCAGATCCGTTTTTTAGAGAGCTGGCTTATGTCTGTAAAGCACAAGGTCATCTGCTCAACATGGGACAACCACTCTGTGATGAGAGAGGAGAACGCTGTCGGCTACTCTACATACGCTGAAATATTTAAACGCCACACCATTTACCATAGCGGTATTGGTCACGTGGATATTAAGGTTGGTAAGGAAGTCTACAAGGTGGCGGTTGCCCATTTCTTCAGGGGTCGCACGATGCTGAACCCTGTGCACGGGCAGATGAGGTACATGCGATTCGAAGCTAACGACCGGGAGATCTGCGCGGCAGGTGACAGCCACGTCGCCGGGCTGATCAAGTACAAGGAGGGGGGCACCACAAGGATAGCCCTTAACAGCGGCAGCTTGCAGAACAGCGGGTACGGAAAGCGTCTGTTCTCTCTGAAGCACCAGGACCACTTCCCTTGCTTTTCTCTAGACCCTAACAGGCACGAAATCACCCCGTACTGGTCGGTGTCTGAATGGCTGAAGAAATGATCGTGGCCTACATCTACTGTATGATCATGGTCATGGACGAGTTGTACTGTGCCACCACTTAATTAAAGAAGTTTATTCTTTCTTTAACTAACGTGCTCACCTAATTAAATAAATGGACATCTTCTTTAAACCCTTTGCTGTGATAGCTCACAGCCCGACCTCCCGTCGCCTTACGCACGGGAAGTCGTATATAGTTGTAGCTGAATTAAATAGCCCCCACTACCTGGTCGTTGACGACACGGGGGTGAAGGCGCCTTACAATAAAAACCAATTCCAGGAACTATGAACGCGAGTGAACTGAAGGGTCTGCGCGAGCGATCCCACGCCAAGCACATGGAGATAAGGAGGGCCATGACAAAGCTGGAGGAGGATTTTATAGCAGAGCACTCCAAGTACAAGGTCGGGGACAGGTACCTGATCAGCTCGTCCGTGGTCAGGAATAAGAAGGTTGACGTGTACGGCGAGGTGGTGGAGATGAGGGTCTGCCATGACCTGCACCCGCTGCCCACTATCCGGACTACTATTAACAAGGACGGGAAGTACCACACCACCATTAGGCAGCACGTTTAACTTTTGTTAGCTTTGTTGTGTTATGCACTTGCCTTACTTTTGCTAAAGTTCTTTGAGACATAGATTAATTTTTAACTTACCCATCCGAAGGTTATGAGGAAGCATCTGATACCGTATGTTCATAAAGCAGGTGGGAACGGTATACATAGTCAGGTGGTGGAATGGTAGACACGCTTAAGACAATAATGTTATGTGAATGTGTGGGTAATCTTAGTGAACCACAGTAACATAATTTACAGGTTCGAATCCTGTCCTGGCTACTGACACGAGAGGCACCCGAAGGCATACTAGACACTGCCTAGGCAATGGGAACAACCACACAAAATACCTCGCTCTCGTAGGTAAGATTTAAGTTTTGTTGACGGCTCGGAAAGACGAGCGACATAGTCAGGTGGCGGAATGGTAGACGCAGGTGGTATTCGCATTCCAGCCTAAAGCTGATGTAAATCCAAAAGATACCGTACAGGTTCGAATCCTGTCCTGATTACAGAAGGTGTCAGCCCGAAACATGGAAAGAAAAAGCTGATGACGGCTCGGAAAGACGAGCATTTTTTATATATTTGCATTGGATATACTACATACCAACCCCTAGAAGAAGTACGAGCCTTCTAGGGTTTGGGCGGGTAAGATTAAAAACCTTGCCTAACTCAACCCCTAGCTCGTACCTAGGGGTTTTTTTATTTAACAATATGAAATACATTAACATAGATGCTGAGTTTATGATCAAACACAAACTCACAATTGAACAGTCTGCCTTTCTCAGCTACTTGCGTGAGTCTTTGACTTGGGCGCAGGACGTTCTAGTTGACGACAAGGTATACAAGTGGGTAAGCAGGGGCAAGGTAGTCTCTGACATACCATACATTACGAGTAAACCAGACACGGTATATAGATGGTTTACGAGGCTAAAAGATCTTGGGCTTATTGAGTATATTAAAAAAGACAACAAGGATTTGTACAAAATGTTGCCGGTCTGCAACGAGTGGAACTCTAGAAAAAACTCGGATTTGAATCCGGATAACTCGGATGGGGATCCGAGCAAACTCGGATTGGGATCCGAATTAGGGTCGGATGGGAATCCGACATATAGTAATATTAATACTAATAGTAAGATATATGATAGTAAGGAAAAAACAAAAATGTTTGTCATACCAGATTTATCGGCGGTCGAGCTGTATGCAAAACAGAATGGGTTCGACTCCGCCTTCGCCAAGGTATTCTTTGACTACTATAGCAGATGCGAGTGGACGGACGCCGAGAACAAGAAGGTCAAGAACTGGAAGAACAAGATGCAGTCATGGATCAGCCGTGAGCAGAACGACAAGTACCGACTCGACGCGAAGACAGGGTCCGTGAAGAAGGGTTCGCCCGGGGTGTTCTACGACCCGACCGCCGGGGTGTACTGGAAGGTATGGTCAAAGGACGGTCAGCGGTACGAGTGCTGGCAGCACGGGGAGTTCAAGACAGACGATAACATTAACAAGATACCATACACAGGATGATAACAATATTCTCAAACATATTCGACAAGCAGCCCCACTACATAACCGTGGAGTCTGCCATCGAGCGTATACGAAACGGAAAGAGCGCGGCACGCATAGACGAGATCAGAAGCCAGATCGACAAGGAGCGTGCAAACAATTTAAAGAAGAACCTGCCAAGTGTATGCTTCAGTGGCAAGTTCAGCGAGCGTGTGGACAGCGGGCTGATAGAGCACAGCGGCTACATCGTCCTAGACTTTGACGACGTGGACGACGTGGAGCTGTTCAAGACTAACGTGTTCTCCACAAGCTTCGTGTACGCCTGCTGGGTAAGCCCGGGCGGCAACGGCGTCAAGGCGCTAGTCCGTGTGGCCGACGGTTCCAAACACCGCGAGCACTTCGACGCGCTCAGGGAGGTGTTCCCGTCTATCGACCGGTCGGGCGTGAACGTGAGCCGTGTGTGCTACGAGTCTTACGACCCGCACATACTTGTCCGAGAAAGGGCAGAGGTGTTCACGAAGCTGGTGAGCGTGACAAGGGTGAAGGCCGACGAGGTGGTGACCGACTACACGTCGATCTACCAGACCATCATCAAGTGGCTGGCTAACCGCAACGACGCGTTCCGTACAGGGGAGCGTAACTCGTACATCTACAAGCTGGCGTCTGCGTGCTGCAGGTACGGCATCCCAGAGGGCAACGCGGTGTACCTGATTGTAGGAAGCTACGCGATCAACAACTCATCGTTCAGTGAGCAGGAGTGTGTGTCAGCTATTAAGAGTGCCTATAAATCGCCTCAAAACATTTTCGGGTCTGCTACTATGACCAACGGGGTGTTAGTCGATTCTAAGTCACGTGACGAGGTCGTGATCTCAAGGAGCGACGACTTCTACGACCCGAGCGTCAAGGCCAAGGATGTGCTGTACGGCGAGGACGTGAAGGAGAGCGCCATGCAGATATACGACTCAGGGCGTGAGGCGGTGAAGCCTTGGGGCATACCGATGCTCGACAAGCACTTCAAGCGCAGGAAGAAGGAGATCACCCTGCTGTCCGGTATAGGAAACTACGGCAAGGGTCTGTGGTCGAAGTATCTCATGCTTCTCCGTTCTATAATGTTCGGGGAGAAGTGGGCGATATTTGCCCCGGAGGATAACCCCGCCGAGGAGTTCTACATCGACCTGGTGGAGATGATGCTCGGCGGAAGCATCGACATTGCAAACCCTACCCGCGCGAGCAGGGCAAGGTACGAGTGGGCGTACGACTGGGTATCGAAGCACTTCTTCTTCTTGGACCCCGTGTCCATAACCCCGACGCCTGCATACATCAAGGAGAAGTTCTTGGAGCTGATCATCAAGGAGAGCGTCGACGGCTGCGTGATCGACCCGTTCAATCAGATGGCTAACGACTACTCGAGCACCGGCGGCAGGGACGACAAGTACCTCGAGACCTTCCTCAGCGACATACAGAGGTTCGCCCAGATCAACAACGTCTACATGGACATCGTAGCCCACCCCAAGACCATGAGGAAGGAGGGCAGCCAGAACTACCCGATGCCCGGAGTGTTCGACTTGGCTGGGGGTGCGATGTGGAACAACAAGGTGGACAACATAATGATGTACCACCGGCCTAACCACCAGGAGGACCCGACAGACCCGACCGCAGAGGTGGCATTCCTTAAGATCAAGAAGCAGAAGATAACGGGCACCAAGGGCACTATAACGATAGAGTACGACTTCAAGATAAGGAGGTTCTTGTTCGCCGGGGTCGACGAGATGCAAGTCGCCATCGATCGTCATCTCACACCGAAGCAGTCCTCTATCGAGATTCCAAAGCCCGAGTCTCAGAAGGTCACACTTGATGTCGAGAAGTACAACATCCAACCCAACAGCAGTTTTTTAAGTAACGTTTACCCAGGAGATTATGAGCAAGACGGATCCGCAGTATCAGATAAACCCCCATTCTAAGTATATCGTGAAGAGATGTGTCGTGTGCAAGAAGGACACGTTCTACTCCGACAGAATATCCAAGGTGTTCAAGGATGATTTCGACTGTCTGTGCAAAAACTGTAACAGCGAGAGGCAGGCGCAATACGCTATGAAGAAGCTGAGGGTTGAGCACGACCAGGTCGACGGGTATGCGGACTTTGGCGTCTCGAGCAAGCTGCTGGTCACGGTCAGCTACTTTGTAGGGCGAAGGCTCCTGTCTCGTTCATACATGATATCCGGCAACGGGTCATACTACATAGACTATGACGACGTGTGGAACGTGATCACGGCATCATTCAGCACCAACTCTTTCGAGATGAGCAGGCTCACAGATTACGAGTACACGCGCATGGAGGGCTATGTCCCAGAGCTTGTGATGGGTAAAAGGCTTGCACACCATAAGCTCTGCCAGTCTTTGGTTGACGTGACAAAAAAGACCTGCGACGGGATAAGTACAATTTTTGTTAACGAGGCATGAGGTCTCAAAGTTTGTATTACGTTTGTAAAAAAAAAGACAATGAAGTATCACGACATCATAGACACCACAGCAGGCAACGCGCCGCTCCGTGTCAAGTACACCCTGATCAAGCAGCAGGACGGGGAGCCTAAGAACCTCCCGCTTGAAAAAAACAAGAAGCACTACGAGGAGATCGCCGACCGTATCCAGAACCTCCCGGAGTACGCACAGCAACAGGACATGACGATACGTGCGCTCGAGTTTGAACTCAAGGGCATGCATAATAAAGTTGACATTTTAAAGGATCAGATAATAGTCAAGGCAGACATCATCGAAAACCTTTACACCCTTATAGACACTCAGGGTTCGTGGGCTGAAAGTTTTTTTGCAAGCCAGTCAGTTTTTAATAAGAGAATGTCTATTATATTTGTCTTGTATCTTATAGTTCACACCATTATAAATTTGACAACATGATACCTATAGGCAACAACATAATAGTAAGGCAAGACAGCGCCGCACAAGAGTCGTCGATGATTGCTGCCCCCGAATCATTTGAGAAGAAGCCGTACACAGGAGAGGTGATCTTTGCAGGCAAGGAGTCCGAGGCAAAGCCAGGGGACACGGTGGTGTTTGACAAGTGGTCTTTCGTCGAGATCGAATACAACGGCGAGGTGCTCCTCATGCTTAATGAGGAAAATGCGAGCATAATATTTAATAAACAATAAAACAAAAAACATGGAAGTTAAAGGAAAGGTGGTACACATCGGGACGCCAGAGGCGGTATCTGATAAGCTAACAAAGATGATCTTTGTCATCGAGATGCAGAACGGGCAGTACAAGGACAACCTAGCGCTCGAGCTGATGAACCAGAAGGTAGCCCTTGCTGACGGCGTCAGAGTTGGCGACGACGTGCAGGTAAGCATAAACGTGCAGAGCCGCGAGTGGAACGGGAAATGGTTCACCTCGGCTTCGGCATGGAAGGTTGAAGTTCTGGGCGGTACGCCTGCGACGCCGGCTAGACCAGCGCAGCAAGTTGCTAGTAATGATGATCAAGATCTCCCTTTTTAACTTATTGTAAATCAATAAATTAAGTGATGTGAAAAAGACCGTGCATCATTCGTTGAGATGGATAGAGTCCCACCCCGGAACGTCAAGGTACGTGATGGTGGAGGACTTGAAGTCCCCAAGAACGAAGGGTGCACGGTTCTTTTTTTATGAGATTATTTATGGATACGACAACTGCGAGTTGTCCTCAAAAAGAGGAATCAATTGAGAAAGTGTAAGGTATGCGGCAACAAGTTCGAGCCAAGGTTCAGCACGCTACAGTCGACCTGCGAGTCGCCCGCATGCATAATAGAGTACTCGAAGAAGATAAAGAGTAAGGAGTGGGCTAAAGAGAAAAAGGAATGGTCCGAGAGGATCAAGCCAGCCTCTGACTGGAGGCGTGAGTTGCAGGTAGTGTTCAACACCTACATCCGGATGAGAGACCGTGGCCTGGCGTGCATAAGCTGCGGCAGGGATCTAGGAAAGAAGTACGACGCCGGTCACTACTACAGCGTGGGCAGCTACCCGAACCTTCGGTACCACGAGCACAACGTTCACGGACAGTGCGTGTACTGTAACAGGGACAAGCACGGAAACCTTATAGCTTACAGGGAGGGGCTGATAACAAGGATTGGCCTGGACAGGCTGAACGAGCTTGACGCCATCTCGAGCCTTCCACTCAATTTCACAATTCCTGAAACAAAGGAAAGAATTTCACATTATAAGCAACAAATTAAGAAATTAAAAAACACGTAAGGTATACGCAATAGTAATGTACTTTTGCAGAAGGTGTTCATAACACCTTGCATTCTTATACGTGTTTTGTGTTTTGTTTATACAGGCCCCCTCTAACGTGAGGGGGTTTGTTTTTTTTATATATTTGCCGTATGCAAATTACAAGACAACAACTTGATCGTATGGTCATGCGTGAGGGCCGTGTGCTTGTGCGTATAGCCGAGCTGACAACGGAGAGCGTCAACCTTTCCGGGCACGAGATTGCAATTAAGACTATCGCAACAACGTCAATAGCAGAGATGTCCGCAAGGCACGGGACGGTAATCAAGTCGTCGGCAAAGACAGACATCCCCTACCTCAACTACTCCTTCAAGTCTGACCACGAGATCGAGGACGGTGACGAGGTGTGGTGGAGCCAGTCCGCTATAGGAAAGATATTAAAAAACAACGGCAAGGAGGAGGCGATGTTTGAGTGTGAGGGCGACAGGCTGATCATGATACCATACGCGGAGTTGCTATTGAGAAGAAGGAGCGACACCACCCTTGCCCTCAACGACAGGGTGATAGCCAAGAAGGTCATGCCGAAAGCTCACGCGTTCCTTGACCTCAGCTTCACGTCACTTGGCGCCCCCGTCAAGGACAGGTACGAGGTGGTTCACACCCCGTCATTCAGCGGTCACTACAACAACGAAAGGTTTGTGAACAGGTGCGAGCCTGGCGACCAGGTGATGGTGCTCGGTGGTGGCCGTACCGTCGGGGAGCTAGAGGACAGATACAACATGAAGTTGGAGGAGGAGTACGTGTACTTCCGATCTGCAGACATAACAGCAATACATGACTAAGAATTACGGAAACATAAGGTACCCCTTCCACAGGCTGGACGAGTCCGAGAGTGTCGTGGAGTCTTTCCCCGACCTTAACGCCGTGCCCATATTCCACGCCACCAGGCACCCGTTCATCGTGACCGAGGAGGACGAGAAGGGCAAGCCTGTAAGGCGCACTATAACGGTAGACCTGGGCGACCTGGACAACGAGTTCGTGATGAAGTATATCATACTGATGTACTCGGCGAACAGCCCTGCCATAGAGAAGTACCCGCAGATAGGCAAGCGCAAGACGTGGGTGCTGGACGAGCTAGGGGTGAAGACGGACGAGAACAACAAGTACCCTTCAAAGTATTTGGATTTGCTGCTCAACCAGAACAGGCTGATACTCCGCAAGCTGTCAACGTTCCTCACACTACAGCAGCCAGCCGACTGGGCTATCATGCTCAAGAGTCAGGAGGATTTGCAAGAGGTTCTGGGCACCCCGATGCCGGAGGACCCGCTCAAGCAGAGCCACAGGGTGAAGACGGTAGAGCTTCTCAGGCAGGCGATCAGCGACTCAAGGACAAGGATCATGGACAGCGAGACCTCAAAGATTATAGAGTCAGACGTCGACGAGTTCATGGCGCACACCTCCCTGGGTATCAGGCCCGAGGAGATCGTGATGATGGATATAAAATCGGTAGCCCCAAGTCTTGCCAAGGCAGGCTCGGTGTTCCCAGAATCAAAGAGCTAATGTCAGAGTACCACGACCAGTACAAGAGAGAGCAGGAGTTTATCCTGTACAACGAGTCAGACCCTGACCTGGGCGGAGACAACGCCATACGCGTGGACCTACCGACGGTCGAGTCATTCTTCGGCAAGCCGTGGGATGAGGCCATCAAGGAGATCGACGGGTACGGCGTGGCACCAGAGGATCAGACCTTTGACCTGTACAGGGACGGCAAGCTATTCGCGCTGCCGGCAAAGCTCAAGAGCATAGAGGAGATTGTACGGCGCAAGAGAAACATAAAGCCAAAGGACAAGCTGTACCCCGAAGACTTCTTCGACGAGGTGGAGTCTGACCCTCTCTTCTACAAGGAGGAGATCAGCTTTATCAGGATGACTAACAACAGGGCCAAGCAGGGTTACTGGTGCTTCATCAAGGGGCGCCCCACTTACATAGACGGCTGGCACTACACATACCTCAACTACACACCGATCGATAACGACAACCGCAGGGACAGGCTCCCAGGTTACCGTGACGTTGACCGCAGGATATTCCTGTTCTTCCGCTGGGCCTACACGACGACTTGGGCAAAGTTCAAGTACGTCTTGACTTACAGGAAGAACAACAACGTCCGCCAGAAATACTTCAACAACAAGTCGACAGCCGCACAGTTTGTACGGTCAGAGGCTATAGATTCCTACTTCATTGACGACGAGGGCTACTACGTGGACATGGGCTATCGCACCGTGTTCGGCGTGGTGTTCCCTAAACGTCGACGTGTCGGCGCCACGTTCATGGGCGCGCACGTGGGCATGAGGATAGCGACGGATAACTCGCTCGGCACGTTTGCGATACAGGCGCTCACGGAGGACACGGCCATAGAGGACGTGTACCAGAAGAAGGTGCTCGCCTCGTGGCGACACTACCCGTGGTTCCTTAAACCTTGCGCGTCGACGGCAGACACTAACGCGCTGGTGTTCACAAAGCGTTCAAGCGTAAACTTCTCCGGGGACACCGTGGAGCACGGCGGGTGGATACGTCCACGATCGTCGGCCAACAAGGCGTTCGACGGTAACAAGCTGCACGCTTACCTGAACGACGAGTCCGGAAAGAAGGTGAACGGGAACGTCTTCCACGAGTTCACCGACACGATAAAGAACTCGCTCGCGCAGGGACAGAACATACACGGCTTTGCCCTGTACACATCAACCTTCGGAGAGTTCGAGAGTGGCGGTGGTAGGGAGTACTTTGAGCTGTGCGTGAAGTCATACTCACACAAAAGAAACGACAACGGAATCACAGCATCGGGCATGGTTACCCTGTTCATCCCTGCATACGACGGGTACGACGGGTATGTCGACCGCTACGGCGAGTCTATCATAGAAGACCCCGACGCCCCGTTCGTCAACCTTGAGGGTGTGATGAAGGAGGACGGGGCCAAGTCCACGCTCAAGAAGACAAGATCTTTTTACGAGGAGATGAAGGACTGGAACTCGCTGAACAACGAGATAAGGAACAACCCGTGGACGTTACGAGAGGCTGGCCGTAGGGCTAACCGGTCTAACTACTGGGACATGTCGATCCTCAAGAACAGGATCAGCGCCCACAAGTTCGGCGACAAGCTTACCAAGGAGGTTAATTTGGAGTGGGTGGACGGGCCGTGGAGTACGGTGAGGATGGTCGACGCCACCCCAGCAAAACCGGGCAGGTGGGTTATAAGCCTGCGCCCTATACCCGAGACCACCAACAGGTTTATATACGACGACCGCGCGCAGACCTACAGACCTAACCCCGACATTATCGGCCGTTACATACTGGGTTGTGACCCGTTCAGCTATGACACCAAGGACGTCAGCGGGAAGAAGAAGTCTAACGGAGGTGGCGGCATGTACATGAAGAACGACCCGCTCGTGGACGGGCAGGACAAGAACCCGATCGAGCACGTGACCGGAGACTTTGTTATGACATACAGCAACAGGGTGGACACCACCGACGAGTACTGCGACGACATGCTCCTCGCTGCCGTGTACTTTGGTTCGATGGTTAACACCGAGCGTAACGTGTCGCACGTGATCAAATACTTCCGTGACCACCACGCAGAGGGTTACCTCATGCACATGATCGACCCGACCACAGGGAAGATCGACCCTATACCTGGGGTGCGGACAGGCACCAACGTCCAGGAAAAGATATTCGCCAAGTTCGGCGACTACGTGAAGAACGTGGGGCACCGCGCCCGTCACCTTGAACTCTTAGAGGAGATCGAGAGTGCACAGAGCTTCAGCGACATGACCGACCTCGACTTGTTCGCGGCTTGTGGCATGGCGCTGCTTGGTGCGGAGAGCGCGTACCCTGACATGATAAGGAAGGACAACACCACCACAGACTTCTCGGACGTCATCGAGATGTACGATTAACTTTTTTTGTGTTATTGTTTTGCAGGATACTGCATATATTTGTCACAGAAAAGAAAGATATTGAGTTTTCATGTTTGGTTCAGTTTTAAATTAGTTAAGCAATTAGACCCCTCTAACGTGAGGGGTCTTTTGTATTTATGCCTTGTGTAGATAAAATTAACTAATTTTGTATCTTTAAAACAAATTATAGTAATTTTGCCGTAATCGCATATACATGATACCTACCGGAAAGATTTCACCATTCCCAGCAGACTCACTCCCATCCGACGACAAGAAGGACACGGCGTGGGGAGTCTCAGCAGCTCAGGCAATTTACGGGCGTTGGTACTCAGCCCCGATCCCATACGGATCAGGAGGTACCGTGTATGGTAACCTTGGTTATTTTAATATGCTCAAGAGCTACTCAGAGGGTAGACAGAGCACACTCAAGTACAAGAAGTTGTACCGTGGCGAGATATCCAAGCCGAACTCTTCGGGGCACGACAGCTACAACGAGAACACCCGTAAGGGATACAACAACATCGGGTTCGACCAGAACAGTATCGTGAGTTCTGCCCCATTACTTATCAGTGTGATAAAGGGTCTGCTCACGCAGAGCGACTACAAGGTCGTGGTGTCCTCAACATCGAAGGCTGACAACTACCTTAAGGACAAGATCAAGTGGAAGATGTACATCGACGCCAAGATTGTCAACCCCCTAAAGGAAGAGCTTGGCATACCATTTACAAAACCAGACTGGGAGCCACAGTCAAAGGCTGAGGCTGAGCTGTACGAGAAGTATCACGGTATAAGACTTCCGATAGAGATGTCACTGTCCATGATCGCGGAGCACGGATTTAACGTGAGCGACTGGGACAAGGTTCGTGATAAGATGATCGACTCTGCACTGCAGACCTCGTTTATTTGTGGCAAGATAGAGACTAGAAGAGACGGGAGCGTTGGTGTCAAGTACATCAACCCGGCCATGTACATAACGGTATGGGACGACGACAACCCCGAGGCTGAGCCTCCGTTTGCCGGATACATAAAGCGTGTCCCTATCCACGTGCTCAAGGAGAAGTTACCTAACCTGACGACTAAACAGTTAGAGGGCCTGGCTAGAATGTACAGCACGTCTAACAACGTGAGCGATCCCACGAACTACGCGTGGACGTCTAAGGACCCTGTGACTCAGAGGTACACATGGTATGACTTCTTGGTGGACGTGCTCGACTTTGAGTACAAGACCGACGACGTCAACTTCTACATCGGCAGAAGGGCAGGCAACGGAAACTACGTCTACAAGAAGGAGGACCGACCAAAGAAGCAGTACGCCGACGGAAGGGAGCGCAAGACAGACAAGGTCTACCAACAGAACATATACGAGGGTTGCTGGATTATAGGCTCTAACTACGCTTACGACTACGGACTCCAGACCAACATGATCAAGAACGCTGACGGCACCTGCGCGCTGTCTTACTTCAGCGAGAGGATCGCGGGCAAGTCTGTTGTCGAGAGATGGCAGAGCTTACTTGACGACCAGCAGATCGCCACACTAAAGTTACGCGCGGCTATACTAGCTGCCGCACCAAAGGGTCTCGCTATAGACGTGGGACTCCTTGCCAACATGGACCTGGGACTTGGCAAGGTGAGCGCACTAGAGATCGCACGTATCCGCAGAGAGACGGGTAACCAGTTCTTTGCCACACGACTAGAGGTTGGGCAGAAGTACAACGGGGCTAACGCCGTGATGGAGTTAGAGAACGGTGTAGGTAGACAGCTCGACGAGTGGATCAACTACCAGATGTTTGTCGAGAGTCAGATGAAGAGAATCGCTGGGATCACAGACACCGCGTCTGCGTCGCCAAACTCTTCACCAGAGAAGCTCGTGGGTATCGGGCAGATGGAACTTGATAGCACGAACAACGCGCTATTCAACATCAGACAGGCTATCATAAGAATTAAAGAGAAGGCAGCACGCAAGATTATACAGAAGGCTCGTGTGAATATTGCAGGCGACAAGACCTGCGCTAATTACTACGAGGCTTACCTTGGACCTATATACTACAAGGCTGTCAGCAGCCTGAAGGATATTAGCCTTAACCAGATCGGTATCAAATTAAAAGCCACAACCACCGCACAGCGTAAGGCTTACATCATGTCGTTGATAGAGGCAAGCCTTGCCGCAGGAAGGAACGGGATGAAGGGTATCAACACCGCAGACGCGCTGTATGTTGAGAAGACCCTAGAGGAAGGGAACGACGAGCTGGCGGCTTGGTACCTGGCGCTTGCAGAGCAAAGAGCTGACGACAAGATACAGCAGAATCAGGAGCGTATGTCTGCAATTAATGCGGAGAATAGCACGAAGTCTGCACAGGCGGCACAGCAATTCCGCGCGGAGGTAGAGCAGATGCTATCGTCGTTAAGAACTAACGAGAACAGCAAGGAGATCGCCGACAAGCTACAGGCTAAGCTTGCGGAGATTGAGGCACAGAAGCTCGCCGACCTTGAGACGATGACCCTTGAGGGGAAACTTCAGGCGGCACAGGGCAGAGAAATAACAGGAAAAATATAAACAAACAAAGTATAGATGAACACACAAGTACCAGCAGAGTTTGCCATGAGCTACAGCTCTAGCAACCCTAGCGCCAGCGCAGAGGATATGGCCGCCGCATACAGCGCACAGAATCCTACACCAGCGGCTCAAGAGCCAGCGGCACAGAATGCATCGCCAGCGGACAATTTCGCACCGGCGGCTGAACCAACTCCGGCGGCTGAACCAACCCCAGGGTCTTTTGACTTTGCAAAGTTCGGGCTGTCAGGAGAGGACGACTTGCAGCAGAGAATGAACAGGTTCAACGAGCTTGAGGGTATCGCCACACAGTACAGCCAAGTTCAGGAAGAGATGAAGGTGCTGAACATGGTCAAGGACCCGTTCGCTAACGACGCTATCAGACAGATCAATAACTTCAGCAAGGCTACGGGCATCAACGACTTTAACCTTGCGACCACCGTCATCAACACCACGGACGAGGACTTGACCAAGAACCCTATCAAGGCAATAGCTATTGATATGTTGCTTGCCAACCCAAAACTTTCAACGGTTGGTCTTGACGAGTTGATGGAGGGTGTTGCCCAGAAGTACAACGTGGACCTCAACTACATTGACGAGGACACTAAGTTCCCTGCACTACTCAAGATAGACGCGACCACCGCGTTGGAGTCTATCGGAAAAAAACGTGGGGAGTATGTATCAAATGACAATTATTTTGTAAATTTGCAACAACAAGCGAAGGCTCAAGAGCAAAATTATGCGGAGCGCCAGGCGAAATGGGACGCTTTAGTCCCAACAATAGGCACCCCTATAAAGGCGATTAGCACAGTTGTTGACACAGGTATTGAAGGCGTTGGTTCGGTCGAGGTTAGTGTTGCGGTTAGCAACGACGAGGTCGGACGTGAGCTTAAAAACCTGATGGACGTTGGAATATTCAACTATGCCAACCCGGATGATGAAGGGATGGTGGCTGTACGACAGGCGGTAGAGACCAATTTGCGGTTGGCAAAGATGGGCGACATTATCCGCGAGTCTGTAAAGGCAGCTGAGGGCAAGATAAGAGAACAAATTGTGCGAGAACAACACAATCTCGGCCCGATAACAAATGGAAGAATAGCCGCACCGAGTCAACAAGGAAAGGTGATCAGCCCGGCAGAACAGGCTATGGAGAGCTGGAAGCAGAATAAATAACCAACCAGTAATTAAAACTATAAAAAAATGGCATTAGAATATTCACCGAACTCGGTGGCCCCTAACACCTCTGGCTATCAGCAGTCGAGCATCCTTGCGGTGTCTGACTTTGTACGTCCAGACTTTCAAACAAAACTATTCAAGCAGTACGGTCAGTTCATGGACGACTTGTTGCTCTTGAAGCGTATGCAAGCTACACGTCCTATCCGTAACGCATCGGGCGGTTTCCACTTTGAGGAGAGCTTCTACGACACTTACGTTGAAGTTAAAGCAAATGCTTCTTCAGCTTTAAGTACTCTTACATTCACTGTGGCTAACGATCAGATTGAGACCGTTGGTTCTACACGTACAGTGTACGTTACAGTAGGTGACCTTATCATGGACATGGCGACAAACACTCGTGGTCAGGTTGTCAGAGTGGATATCCCATCATCTGGTGACGTTACAGTTGAGGCTGAGTCTTTGACAGGAACTACATGGACTACACCAACAGCTGGCAAGAGATACGCTATCTACTCAAACGCATACAACGAGAACAGCGGACAGCCTAACGCAAAGTCTAGCTCATGGGACAAGTTCTCATTCAAGCTACAGACCTTGAAGACTTCTGCCTTGATCACAGGTAACGCGGCAATCGACCAGCTATTCCCTGAGACTGACGAGAACGGAAACTTCGTAGGTAACTGGGGTGGTGTTCAGCGCACGCAGGCTGAGTTCCGTCACCTTAAGTCTACTATCGGACAGCTTATCTTGGGTATTGAGTCTGACGCATCAGGCGTGTCACAGACAACTCACGGTATGATGGACCGTTTCTCTACACTAGCTAACAGCGTCAACGTTGACACTACAGGCACAGGTGTAGGTATTGAGGACTTGAACGCGTTGATCGACGCTTTGAAGCCTAACAACCCTGACAACAACTTTATGGGTTGGTTGTGTCGCGGTATCAACCGACCACTTCAGGACGCTTTGGCTACAGAGTTCCAGAACGCTAACATCTCTGCGGTTCGTCGTCAGTCAGCTGAGATGATCTTCGGTGCAGGTGAGAACGTTGAGAGCATGTACGCAACATTCGACTTTGAGTGTGTTGTTAAGGAGGGTATGGTGTTCAACTTGCGCTCGTTTGACTTGTCTTACGACCCACAAGTGTTCGGTCTAGGTGGTGTGTCTGGTAACTTGTTTGCTAACACGGCATACTTCATGCCTTCAGGTTCAGGTGTTGACGCACAGGGTATGACCCGCCGTCACATGGAGCTTGCTTACGGTGTGAACGGTGACAACGGACAGGATCGTATGTTGAAGATTTGGGAGACTGGAGCTAACGCGCCTGTTCCAACGAACGACATCGACAACCGTCTTACTCACTACTTGTCTCACTTTGGACTAGACTTCTTCTCATTGAAGCAGTGTGGTTACATGTTCGACTCGTCTTTGTAATCATAAAAAGGAATTATATTTTAAAAGGACAGCCTCGGTTGTCCTTTTTTTTGTTTTATATTTGCCTTATAAATATTATACACAATGCTATACATCGACGGAAAGAGACAGACCGACTTCTCTAAGGAGTTGGAAGTCTTAAAAGAAATTTTCCCAAACTCGTTCACAGGTAAAAATCGAGCGCCAATTATTATTCATTTGAACAAGGCAGGACTTGGTTCTGTTACAACGTTTAGAGCTGGCGTGACCGACGTTCCGCTTGGTAACAGACCTATCCAGACACTGCCTACATACTTGAAATCATCTGGTCGTTTCCTTGGAGAGGACAGCATGATGCACCAGTGGATGTACACCGAGTCTCAGCCAACATACAGCAAGACTGGCGATCCAGTGTTTAATGCTAGACACATCCCAGTCTCTAACGGCATGCCTATCGACCCGGTCGCAAATCTTGAGAAGCTGGTGGCTCTATATTTTTACAGCTCAAACTTTACAAATAACGTGAAGGCTAACCCGGCTGGCAAGTTTAACTTCTTGATCCCGGCTGCCGAGGCTAAGTCTCGAATTGCAAACGTGAGCGTTCAGCACAAGTACATGTCGTTACTGTTGGTAGAGGATACACGTATGAGTTCATCTAAACTAAACAACGTGATGATCCTGCTTGCCATGACACCTACCGGTGTTGAGGACGACGACAGAACTCAGCTATACGACCAGGCTATTGCAGACCGTAATGGCTTCCGTGAGCGCCTAGACCGTTCCATCGCAAACGTGGAGGCTATGGCCAACACGAGCAAGGACAGTCAGAGCCTATCTACTACCGTGAAGTCTTTGATTAAGTCAGAGCTTTTGCAGGACAAGGAAGGGTTTTGGATAGTTAAGAACGGCGCAGAGCTGGTAACTATCGTGGAGTCTAAGGGTAAGAACAAGATGGAGAAGGAGCTATCTCTTTTAGAATACTTGAACGTTAGTCCTAAGGACGCGGAACTCTTGCAGGGGTTGGCGAAGTAAGGAACTGAAAATTAATAATAATAAAGGTGGCTAATTGGTCACCTTTATTTATTTTTGTACTATGGTATATAGCATCGAGGCTGACTTAAAATCTATAGTGAAGACCGCCACGGGTCGTGTGCTGTTCATTAACACTAACGACGTTGTTGTCCTTTCACTCAAGCTGACCGACCAGGTCGAGATCAACATGGCCACCAGCAAACTGTTCGCTATAGTGAACGGCGAGTCCATGTACACCTTCACTGTTATTGGTCTAGTGGACATAGACGGCAAACCATACACCGCTCTGGTGCAGCCTAACTTTGACGTCAACACGTACATCACAAAGGTGCGCGATGTTTATGAGTACCTCAACTCTACAATATTTATAGGATGCTGTACGGATCTCGGAACGCTGAGCGTGCAGTCTTACGCAGACCTTGCGTCATTCCCAGCCACCGGGGTTGTGGACGTCATCTACATAGCAGAGGATACAAACTACCTCTATCGTTGGGACGGCGCCGCGTATGTTCAGGTGGGTGGATCATCCGGTTCATCAGATACTATATCACCTTTAATGTTAATGGGAGGATAATATGCCAACAATATATAAAACACTGGGACAGTCAAGTCCCGCAGCGACAACAGAGACAACACTTTACACTGTGCCAGCAGCTACATCAGCTGTGGCAAGCTCTGTTATTGTATGCAACAGGGGCACGTCTGTGGCCACCTTTAGAATATCAATAGCTGTTGGTGGTGGGGCGACGGCTAATAAGGACTACATTTACTACGACCTTCCCTTAGGCGCAAACGATACATTCATTGCTACAATTGGTGTAACCTTGGCAACGACGGACAAGGTGAAGGTGTACGCCTCGAACACTAACCTGTCATTCTCACTTTACGGATCTGAAATAAGCTAACATGTCACAAGGATACTCGTCATACAATATAATTAGTAGTGAGATTTCATTTGCAAATACTCCTAACATAGATGCCTTTGGAAGACTAAGGGTAAGCAGCCCGTTTACACTATTTGACTCGAGCCACAGGTTTGATGATAATGGGTTATGGTCTACAGCTACCGCTACAGGTGGTACTGCTACATTTGATGCTAATGAAGGTCTGATGAACTTGGGTGTAACCACTGCATCAGGCTCTGAGGTTGTTAGGGAGACTACTAAGGTCTTCTCATATCAGCCTGGTAAGAGTTTGTTGGTACTATCTACATTTGTAATGAATGTTGCTAAGACTAACCTCAGACAAAGGGTTGGGTACTATGGAGCAGCTAATGGTTATTATCTAGAACTGAATAATACTATAGTAAGTTTTTATGAAAGAACTTCTGTTTCAGGTTCATTAGTAAACAATCAGGTGGTCCAATCAAATTGGAATGTTGATAAGATGGATGGTTCAGGACCTAGTGGTATCACTCTTGATCTAACAAAAGCTCAGATCCTATTCATGGACTTGGAGTGGTTAGGTGTGGGGACTGTAAGGATAGGGTTTGTGATAAACGGAAACTTCTATGTATGCCATAAGTTTCATCACGCAAACTTGATTACCTCTACCTATATTACAACGGCGTCATTGCCACTAAGATATGAGATAACTAACACAGGAGCTACAGCTAGTTCAAGTAGATTAAAGCAGATATGCTCTACCGTAATGTCTGAGGGAGGGTATGAGCTTAATGGTTTACAACAAGCGGTTGGTATTCCTATCAACTCTCCTAGAACATTAGGCACGGCAGGTACGTTCTACCCAGTAATAAGTCTGCGTCTTAAGTCAACGCGTTTAGATGGTGTGGTAATCCTTACTGCACTTTCTATAATGCCAATCACCACGGGTAATTTTAACTGGCAGATAATAGCCACAGGAACTACCACGGGCGGGGCATGGGTAAGTGCAGGAACAAATTCTTCTGTAGAGTATAACATAACAGGGACCTCGTTTGCAGGAGGTAGGATACTGGCAAGTGGATTTTTTAACGCTACAAATCAAGGGGCTGGTCAGGTTGACATCTTGAAAGAGGCATTGTTTAAATTCCAATTAGAAAGAAATTCATTAACCTCAACACCGTTTGAGCTTACAATGGTAATCGCCTCTGATGGGGCTAGTGATACCGTTGTTGCGTCAATGGACTGGGAAGAAATAAGCAGATAATATGAGCCAAGGATTCACAAGAGGAGTACCCATAGATACAGACCCAACGTTATCGTTGGATAGTGATCTTGTTGTTCCATCACAGAAAGCTATCAAGGCTTATGTAGATAATCAGGACGCGTTGCTTGTAGCAGATGTGACAGCAACCGCCCCGTTAACTTCTTCTGGTGGACCGAATCCTGACATATCCACATCAATGAGTACAGACAAACTCATCGGTAGAGGTACTGCAGGTACAGGAGTTATGGAGGAGATTACATTAGGAACTGGTTTAGATTTATCTGCCACAACTCTGAATGTTGGTAATATTGATCTAGCTGTTATATCTGTTACATCTACTAATGCTAGAGAAGATAACTGGACACCTACCGGATGGCCCGGTACTACTGATATTGTTAAGGTTATTGATTTCACCCCAAACAATGTAAACAACATTATAAGTTTAGGAGGCCTTTCTAATCCTGCTGGTGGAAGAATAGTTACTATAGTAAACAGCTCAACAAACAATGTAGTTATTATTGAAAATGAAGCTACAACTTCAACAGCTGCTAATAGATTTAAGTTGGCTCAAAAGTCTCCATACTTCTTAATGCCCGAAAGAGAGATAACATTTCTTTACACGGGAACAAGATGGAGTCAGTTTAATACTCATCCAAATCAAGGTGGTTTTGATTTCTATGATGACTTTACAAATTTAAATCCTACCGCGGCATCACAGTCAACTAAAATGTTTTATGGGGTGACTTCGGGAACGGGGTCGGGCTTAGCGTCGGGGGCTGAAAATACTACTGATTGGGGAGTAATGAGATTGACTGCGGGAACTACATTAACAGGGTTTATATATGCGAGTGTGGACTATAGAAGGTTTGGAGGGAACACTATATTTGGGCTTAACGGCTTATGTCCCCAATTATGGGTAACAAAAGTAAAAATCGACACAATACCTACCGCTTTGCAAGATTGGAATTTTAACGCGGGACTAAACGCCTCAAGTTCTACGGTAGCAACAAATGGGCAGACGGGATTAATGTGGGAGATGCCAACATTTGCTTCGGGAGGGGTGACCCCTGCCTTTTGGAATATTAGAATCACAAACGTTACTAACTCTTTAACTATACTAACAACAACCTCGGTACCTATTACCGCCGCTACTTACATATATCTAGGAATATTTATTACCTCATCAAATAGTGGTGATGCTATTTTCTTCTACTCAACAGACGGTATAACCTACTCTTTTGCTTATAGGTTTACAAGGGTGTCGGGTAACTATGGGGGATTACCTTTTTATAGGTTAGCGGGAAGTGTTGGGCTTTTAGCCTCTAGGTCTGCGTCAGTTGACTGGTGTGGTGAATCCTTTAACTTGAAACGATGATATACTATAAGTACACATACACGTTTAACGACGACGACTCTAAGAAAGCGGTTATATCCATCACTCAAAAATGTGAGGACGTTGACTATGCCGCAAGTTTGCAAGATACTAAGTTGATAGTACAACAACAAATGTACTTAATCTACTCCAAAACTTTTGCTGGCACGGAAGACACCACAACGCTTACCCTTACCCAGTACAACGCGATTGTAAAGGGTGTAGATATTTTAGAGCCTATACCTGACTTGGAAATACCACCAAATGAAATTTAACTTTTGATAAGCATTAATAATTAAACACAGAATAGTATGACACTAGACTTCAACACGCTCGAGCTACCGGCCGAGTTATTAGAATTGAAAGACGCGGTGGTGGTGGCCAAGCAATCGCGCCGTCCTGTTATCTCGACCAGCTTCGTTCGAAAATCTCAGACGGTTATTGCCGAGTTGCAGGCTAAGTACAAGGCCGACCTTCTGGCGTTCAGAACAAACGGGGGCACTAAGCCTGTCGCGCCATCGTTCTACGAGTGGAAGGACCAGGTGTCTGTAGACACTAAGTTTGAGTCACCGTTCGGTATATACCTGCTGAACTACGTGCACGCCCTTATTCACGAGTACGGGTACGAGTATGTAGGAAAGCAGGACGACTCTTACGTGTTCCACATGCAGAGAGAGAACTGGCTTCACGCCAACAAGAAGACATACGACATCTTCGAGGAGGTGTTGAGAATTAATCCGTCACTGATGACAACGGGATACTCGCTGACTCGTGAGAATAACATGCCTGTGCTGTGCACGGTAAACGGAAAGGCTACCTACATAGAGCAGGAAGATCTAGCCAAGAGACTTGGCAAGACCACAGAAGAGTTGCTATCTTCGTTTGGAGACCTCTGGCTAATTGAAGAGCGCGACCCTGCGTTGTACTTCACGAACATCTTCCCTCAGATAACAAGTGTAGGAAGCGGCGTGTACAACGGGGACATCTTTATTAACGGCCTCATCTCTGACTTCTATGATATAGGATCCTTGACTACTTCGTACAACATGAAGGGCCGTGACTATGTGGTAGAGTGGAGACTTTACAACGCAGGCGAGGTGGGCGACACCACGAGCTTGTCGTCTGGTAATTTCGGTGAGAGCTTCAAGAGAAGGTTCCTCAAGTCTGACCCTAAGTCTAAGACGATCACCCTGATCCCGTCAGACCTTAAGCCTGCCTACGACGTGGAGTCTCACACCCTCACGTACAACCCTGACAAGGACCAGGCTATACTTGAACTGTACATTGAGTTCATGCCGGCTCAAGGAAAGAACGACTCATACAGCGGTTATTATAATATTTTAACAGGAGAGATTTGCCAGACCCTTAGAGGGTAGCTATATTTGACCCAGATAATTCATAGTAATTGTTGTTATTGATTAATTGGTTTAGTTATTCCCCTCCATGTGAGGGGAATTTCTTTTTTATTCGTTGTAGGATCGCACTGTTTTTGTATTTTTGTCTAAAATATATTAAAGACCATGGCCCTTACAGCTAACGTGTATCTTGAAATCAACGCGGTGACCAAGAAAGGTAGGATCGTAGACGCGTCAAACTATACAGCTGAGGGTATCAGCCTGTCCGCATTGTCCGCTAGAGGACTCGGTGTTGTCACCGGACCTACAGGTGTGGCTATCTTCACTGGAACTACAGTGGGATCGCCGCTCATCAACCTGTCGGCTACCACGAACAGTGTGTGGTTTAACCTACCGCTTGATTCTAACGGTGAGATCTTGAACGGGACTTACTCGTTCACCTACTCGTTGCGCTACGCCATCACGGCGGGTGTTGTTAATTCGGTATCAGCTCCTTCTACTTTTGAACTAGAGTTTACACAGGCGGGAAGGGTGCTTGTTGCGGGTGATAGCCTGGTAACTACAGCAAACACAATTGCGGCGAATAACGGTACATTCACCGTGTCTACTGCGGCGTTTGATGAAGGTCTTGACAATTCAACCATTGTAGTGACACAAACAACTTTGGTGAATGAGGCGCTTGCTACAGGAACTTATTCCTTTGACGTTACCCGCGCAGCCTTTGCTGGCAGCACGTACACATGGAACGGCTGTAACTTTGCTACGCCTGCGGTCACCACAACTTACGACTGCGAGAGCACACAGTTTGGTCAGATCATATTCTCGGACACTAGCGTGATACCATCAGGACAGATCCTGGTGAGCAGATCTCTGAGCGGGTACTACCCGAACGGTCTCTATCCAGAGCCTGAGACAAACCCGGAGACGACAACAACCTCCAGCCTCACGTTTACAAACCTAGCCGTGGGCACATGGACTCACGTTCTCGTGCTTAACATGAGCGTGACTCAGGACGACGGGCTTGTTTACACTTACACTGTAAGGGACACAGGGGAGACTCTGGTTACTTGCGTTGGAACTTTGTGTGGGCTTACACCTTGCATTGAAAGCATTAAAGATAAGTACTACGCGTCGTTTGTTAGAGGCCAGGCTTCTGGTCTTGAGCCGGCGATACTCATGATACTGCAGCTGTATGCCCTTGCTAAGGAGTACAAGACCTGTGGCAATACCGCAATGTACGCGGCTACCGTAGCTCAGCTACAGTCAGTACTTGACAACAGCGGAGAGTGCAGCTGCGGATGCTGCGACGAGAGTCAGGACGTCCCTTACTGGGTAGACAACAGCAACCTAGACGCGACATCTATTATAGCTCAGCTACAGTCTGAGATTGATGCCTTAAACTTACAGGTGGGTGGGCTAGAGAATGCGGTGCAGAATAATGCTTCAGCTCTGGCGGCGTACAATACGTTAATAGGTAATATAAATACTTACAACACTGACTTGCTAACCATACTAGCAGAACTTAATGTTGTACAGGCGGCGGCGCTAGCTTTAAACCCAAGCAGCCCTTCTTTTGAAGCAGACGTTGATGTTTTAATTGCTAACGTAGATACGATAGAGACTAACTTTTTTTTGTTAAACGATCAGCTGAATGATTTGCTTGTTGAGGTTGTTGCGTTTAATGAAGACTATCCTGAATTTGCTTCGTACACAATAACATTGTATGAGCAATTACAAGCGTCAGCCGAGACAAGCGTCACAATTCAAGCGGTTATAGACCAGCTTCAAGCGTCACTAGCCACATTAACGCCTTCAACATATAACGATGAAATAGAGGAAATTTGGGACGCTATTGAAAGTTTGCAAATTTATTTTTCATTACTTGCTCAACAAGTTGGCATTGCGTTAGCCTCTATTGAAAGTATACAAGTTACTTTAGCTAGTTTAATAGAACAAAACACTTCTTTACAGTTTGAAATAGACACGTTGACGGCCGTGGTTAATGGGCTGAATAAGCTTTTGATACTGGGCTTCTATGTTGATGAGTCCGCTCCCGCCGCTGTAAATTTATTTATTCCAGCTGACTGGCTAGGTGAAAAAATAGTTTACAAGTTTAATATAAAGGGAACATCTACAGACCCAGCAGATGTAATTAAGTTGGTCAACACAAATATTGCCACGACTATATTCGGTGTGGCTGTTGGCAATAACGCCTATGACATACAGCTTAACATGGTCTACGTCCCAGCCGATTTGACTTGGAAGATAGGGGGCACAGTTAATATTGGCGGCTCGTTAGCGGTGATAGGAGACTTTACTATTGACCCAACTACCTTGCTTCCGTTTAACATCCCGACCGTCATTAACGTTGTAGGTTCAGGGGTTGCCCTTACTAACACCTTCTACGCTGTGGATGGTTTTGCTTACAGACAGTAAAAAATAAAGACTAAAGATAATGCTCAACTTAGGAGACATATACGCGCGTGCTTTAGAGAAGCTAGGCAAGGACCAGTTCGGTGGTTATGTGACCCCGAACAACTTCAACGCCATGCTCCCCTGGATATGCGTGTACAAGATGAACGAGCTACTCAAGGTGTTCGAGGAGAAGCAGGAGATCTCAAGGGATCTCTACCCTTTCATCGTCACGGTGGGCAGCCCAGACTCTGCCCCTATCGAGCTTGATAGTTACGGGTACGGCGAGTACCCAAGCGACTACTACTACACCGCGAGGTCATCGTACAGCCAGTACCTGAACTCTTGCGGCGCGTATACAGAGAATGTTAGGATGGTCGAGTTCCTTACCCAGCAAGACTTTGGCTACAGGATGTCGACCGAGCTTATGTTCCCGACGCTCGAGCAGCCCATAGCTGTGGACGAGAACGACCGATTCCTTGTGAGACCAACAGGCATCACAAGTGTAGGATTTACCTATGTTCGTAGAGCGGCCACCCCGGTGTTTGACTACGACATCATAGGCGGTCGTCCTATCTACTTGCCGCCAGGGTCTGTGCACACCAACTCCTCTGTGCTCCCGGCTGGAACGCCAAGCGTCAGTGTAGAGTTCGAGTTCCCAGAGCCGGTGTACGAGGATATCGTCAACCTTATAGTGAGGGAGTACGCGATCAAGATTCGTGACGAGTTCAATTACCAGACATCACAAACTAAGCAGGGTCAATGATAACAAAGAGAGTGCTCATAGAGCTTGTACAGAACCGCCTAGCTGGTGGGGATGTGCCAAGCGACTTGCAGGGTAAGTACCCAAAGCCGGTTATATCACGCCTCATAGGCATGGTGTATTCCGACATGGCGTCCCAGAACAAGAAGTCTGTGCGTAACATGGCGCTGCCATACGAGTGCACGGTCATGACGGCCAACGGTCAGTACTACATCGTGCTCCCTGTTAGCCCTATCAACGGGGTGAACGGGATAGTATGGATCAGCAAGGGGCAGAAGTTCTTCCCAGTTAGCCAGGGAATCGAGGAGGCGAACATCATGTCCTACCTTCTCCCGATGGTGAGCTGTTCGGCGAACAGGATTGTGGGCAACAAGCTATACTTCTCGGCTAACCCTAACGAGACCACGCTAGACCTGGAGATACTACCAGACTTTGTTAACCTGTCCGAGAACGACAACGTGTGCGTCGAGGGCGTGCAGGCTCAGCTGTTCTCCATGGTGATGCAGATGATGAGAGAGCAGTCAAGTCAGATCGAGGAGGTTTACAATAACAGGGTCCCTGACACGGACAAGCCAACCCAACCAGCTAAGTAATGGACCAGCCAATAAAAAACATAAGGAGCCTAGTGCTCAGCACCATATCAAGGAACAAGAACCTTGGCATCACAAGCTCTGACTACATGTGGCTGCTAGAGATAGCGGTCAGCTTCTACCAAGAAAAGTTGAGAGGCTTTGAGATGCCATCCCTTGTGACCGAGGAGATAGAGGTTAACCTAGCCAACCGTGTGTGGGCTATGCCTGCAGACTTCATAGCTATCAGTAGGGTTGCCTACAAGCAGTCTGGAAGGTTATGGGACCTGACGGTTGACAACACCATAGACTTAAGCGACGGCCCTGGGCTGTGCGAGACGGCTAAGCCAAGCGACTCTGGCGACGGGTACTTCCTGCCAGGTTACTGGTACGCCTCATACGTGAGGTACGGAGAGGGCGGCGGAAAGAACGTCAACTACTACAGGGTCGATAACGAGAACAGGCGCATAGTATTCTCGGAGAGCGTCCCAGTAGGGCGGGGTGTTGTGGAGTACCTTAGTTCAGGAAAGAATGTAAACGAGTTAACCTTTATACCCCTGCCTTACGTGGACGCCTTCCGTAACTATTTGATATGGCAGGTGCACGAGCACAGCGACTCTGACCGTGCTTACGCGAGGAGCAAGGACAAGGAGAGACAGTACCGCGACTCTATGTGGGACAGCAACATACTTGCGAAGGCGCCAACACTCAGAGAGTTGCTCGACGAGTTGTACAAGGGCAGCGGATTGAACTTGAGATAATATTTTTAAAAAATAATACACCCTCCATGCCTCTGATTCATGCACACTTGGAGGGTCTTTTTGTTATCTTTGTTCAAATTTCTTTTAAATGGCAAAGCAGTCTCAGGACCTGTTCTTTTTTGGAGGGTTAAATACCGATGATGAAGATAGACTAATTCCAGACGGTGACTACCGCTCGGCTAACCACGCGCGTGGCGGTAACGCTGGCGACAGTAACGACGGCGCGATAACGTCTATGGCAGGCAACCTCCTGTATGATAACCCGTCGCTTGCGGCCGGAGTCAACACGGTAGTGGGCAGCTGCCCGTGGGTGGAGGGTGACTCTATCATCTACTTTGTCCACAACGACGAGCTTAACCATAGCATCTGGCAGTACAGCATATCCACTCAAGGGTTTACACTTATCTTGCAGGACGGGATACTTAACTTTAAAGTGTCTAGCAAGGTCTACGACGCCAAGGTTACCAACAATATTTTATACTGGACCGACGGCTACTTCAACAGCTACCTTGTGGACGCTGAGGGTTACTGGGACTTTAACCCGCCACGCATGATCAACATCGCGTCGGCTATAGCAGGCTACCCGTCTATCGACGAGCAGGTGCTCGACGTGATCAAGTACCCGCCACCATACGCGGCGGAGACTATAGGGTACGACACAGACCCGAACATATTCTCAAATAAATTATACGGACAGCTCTACCAGTTCGCCACACAGTGGGTGTACGAGAACGACGAGGAGAGTGTGTGGTCTCCTATATCTGAACTCCCGGTACCTGTAAGGCAGGAGTTCATCAGCGGAAGGAACTACCTGGACTCGTTGGAGGAGAACATCATAACGCTTGAGGTGCCGACTGGTAGCTTCATGGTTAAGAAGTTACGTGTGGCTGTGAGGTCTGGGAACATCGGACAGTTCGGTATATTCACCGAGCTTGACAAGTCACTCGAGGGTATCGCCGACGACACCACACACGAGGTGGTGTTCAACGGGCTTAACGCGCTCATACCCATCACACTTGCTGAGGGGCTGAGGAACTATGACCGCGTGCCGCAGGTGGCAAACTGGATGGAGTTGCTGCCGACAAAGCAGCTGTGCTACGGCCAGTTCGTTGAGGGTTACGACCCCATCGAAATTAACTTAGACGGGGCTAGGGTGCTTCATGAGATTAGGGGGACTACAATTAAAAAATCAACTATTGAATATGCTGTTGTATTTGTTCCTGCTTCTACAACAAGTCTTTTTTTAGTTGGTTTTGATTCAGCTGTAATTTATCCATTTCAGCCAAATGATGTTTTATCTTTTAATCTTACTCACGACGTTACCATAAATAACGGAAGTTTGTTTGCTTTTAATTTTACAGTCACTGAGGAAATATTGCAAGCTACAATTGGGCTATCAGTATTAGACGCACAAATAAATTTAACATTAGCTATTTGTACGGAACTGTCATCCTATTTAACGCCCTTAGGATATACTTGTACTATAGTTCTTGGACCTACATATTATCGTCTTCAAACTGATCCTCCTCTTGGAACGCAAGATATAACAACTATAAGCGCTCTTCCATTAACTGATCCAAAAAAATCATTAAAGAAAGGGGCGACTCACGAATTTGGAATACAGTACTATGACAGGGGAATGAGAAGCGGTGGCGTTTTAACATCTGACACGGCAACCATATATGTGCCGTACCCATCACAGGACGGGTCAGAGATCGCTTTAAAGTTTGCAGACACACACTCACCGTACTGGGTATCTCCACGCATGTATGTGAAGCATGAGCCTCCAAGCTGGGCTAGGTACTACCAGATACTAGCCAGGAAAACTACCGAAGTTTTAAATTTCCAGTACCGGACCGTAACCCTATTAGAGCTTGATGTTCAGAATCCTCAGTTATGGAAACTGAGCCTTGATAATTATTACGAGAGCGCGTTCCAAGCGAACGTCAACCACACCCCGCAGAAGGGGGATATTGTAAGATTTGTTAATACATCAGTGGATGGTATTGATACATTACCCGCGTATGTAAATAATTATATAGAGGTAGAGGTCCAGTCGTATGATGCGGCAGGTGGCCAAGACGGAGCGGAAGCGATATGGGTTACTCAATTTGAATATGGAATGATAGGTAACTATCAGGCTTTTTTAATTGAAATATACACCCCGAGAAAGGACGCAATCAACGAGCCTTGGTTTGAGATCGGGATGATTAAGAACATCCTGAACCCGTACACAGCGAACAGGTACCACGAGGGTGACTTGTACCTAGAAAAGAATGTTATATCTAGCCCAGCCCCTGGCGGTTTTGATTTTGTTGTGGGCGGGGATCTATCAGTTCTCACCGACTCGGGCAGTAACTACACCATAACGTTTACACCGGCTGTTGGGCTATCATTTATAGTGCAGGTCAGCTTTGTTGCTTATGACCCTATCGCTGATGAGAGTACAATAACTGTATTTGACCCGTCACCAGGACTTACATACCTTGTCTACACGTTTAATACTAACCAGACAGAGGACACGCCCGCTACCTTGGAGTTAGATTTTGGCGACGTGTATGTACGACCAAGGATCTCCAACAAGCTGCCGGATAACTTCTGGCTGTGGAGGTACTACGTCGAGGACCCGTCGGTCTCCGATTACTACATCAGTAACTGGAGCGACTACGGAAGGGTGGGCATACAGGACACTAAGTTCAGGAGGAGGGAGCTTGTGTCGCTTATACACGGGGGCGCTTACATCGACAACAGCAACAACAATAACATATGCAGCTTCGACTTTAACCTGCTGAACAAGCAGGACATGAGCGAGGAGTTCGGTCAGATATACCGTATCATAATCAACGGCTACACCCTCAAGGTTATACAGGCTAGAAAGGAGACCAGCGTCTACATACAGAGGACAATGGCAGTCGGCGGTGACGGCGGGCAGAACGTGAGCTACACCGACCGCACGTTCGGTGGTGTCAACCCTTACGACAGCTTGTACGGGACGGTACACCCGGGCAGCGTGAGGGTGGTGGATGGCCAGCTGTTCTACTACGACTACAACTCCGGCATGTTTGTGATGTCGATCAACAACGGCCAGCAGGACATTTCCGGGGAGAAGTTTAAGTTCAACAAGTACACCACAAACCTAACTAATTTCATAGGCACGTTTGGCGGGCCTACAGCATGGAGTTCCGTGAGCGCGGTGGACGAGTTCAACGCGGAGTACAAGTTCTGGATATCGGACGGCGAGACCTCTTTCGGTGCGGCGTTCAACTACGGCGAGGGGAGGTGGAAGTCTTTCCTTCAGTACAGGCCGGACTGGGCGGAGAACTTGGGAGCTTACAGCGTAGAGTTCACATCGGACGCTGACATGTACGTGTGCAATGAGGGTCCTCAGTGTAACTTCTTCGGCGTTCAGTACCCGTTTGACTTTGAGTTCATGTTCAATCACTCCCCGTTATTGGTCAAGAGACCGCTTGCTATGGGACTACGCGCTAACGCCGTGCCTACAGTGTACGTGAACGTCCCGACTGGTCTGAACTACTCGGCCATGGCGACGACTATTGACTCGACATTGTTTGAGAATTACGAGAACGGCGTGTGGGCAGAGTACCAGAGGGATGAGCTTGACGAGAACGTCGACATACCATACCTTGCAACGGTAGACTTGGCGAGACTTAACGGCAAGGAGATGAGAGGGTACGTGGCAGCGCACACGGTAAGCTACGACTCACCCGCCGACAAGGTGGTGGTGATCAGCGCCAGGGTGAACTACGTGCCGAGCGAGGCGACTGAATAAAAGAGATGCGTTCTTGCCCTTACTTTTGATATGTTTTTACTACATTTGTAATTAAATATATTAACTATGCCAGTAGGATTAGCAGCAATAACAGCAATGTCTGCTGTACCCGCAGTGGTGCAAGGGGTTCAGGGTGTCATACAGGGCAGAAAAGCTCGTCAGATGCTCGACGGTTTGGAGCGCCCAACATACGAGATTCCACAGAGTGTACTCCAGGGCACGCAGAGAATGGTCAACGCGGCCAGCTCGTTCCAGATGCCCGGGCAGGACGCCTATCAGCAGTCTATAGACCAGGCGTCATCGAACGCCTTATACAATATTAACCAGAACGCGACGTCGGGTCCTGAGGCACTAGCCGCAATGGCCGGTGTTTACGGAAGCCAGATGGGCGCGCAGAATCAGATGGCGTTAGCGGCAGCTCAGGACTACCAGCAGCGCAACGCCATGGCATCACAGGCCTTGATGAACAAGGGCGCCTACGAGGAGAAGCAGTGGATGACTAACGTGTACCAGCCCTATGCCGAGGAGGCACAGGCAGCGTCTGCTCTTGCGGAGGCTGGGAAGATTAACGCCTATCAGGCGGTCAAGGGTCTTGCCGGTGTGGGCGCGAACGCTCTCATGATGAAGAGTCTTGGTATGTTTGATACGGGCACGGGCACGGGCACTAACAAGGTAGCCCAAGCAACAAGTCCAACAAACGCTGATCCTAATTTTATAAGTAAACTTAATCCTAATTTTCAAGGGTTTAATAAGTACGGCCAGCCACAGTTCAACAACTCGATCAGCAGATACAGCTCGTTTGTTCCGAATTTGGGAATTACAAGCAAGCCAAATCAATTTGTCCCGATGATGGGAGACGCTAACGTGATAAGTAATACCGGAGAGAATACCGGCATCATGTTTAACAATATACCGGGGGTTACCGACGGCTTGACCGAGTCGCCGTTGATTAACCAGCAGCCTTTCAATAATGTTGTAAGTCAGATAACTGGCAGAAATTCTTTTATGGTTGGAACGACTAACAGCGGGGGTGTAGGTGCACTAAATGTCACGCCTCCTGTCGTTTCAAATACAGCACCAGTTCAGCCTACGGCTATGCCAACACCGGCGCAAGTTCAGCCTACGGCTGTGATCCCGTCTCAGCCAGCGCCAGCAGCTCCCGCACCCGCTCCAGCAGCTCCCGCTCCAGCTATTGTAAGCCCGGGCTTTGCTCAGGCACAGCAGACTATGCAGGCTTTTCAGGCCGGCGCTATACAAGCTGGTGATTACACCAAGGATCAGATGCAGGCACAGGATGTGGCGGCGGCAGCAGCGGCAGCTCCGAGCACTGAGCCTGTTGTAGCCCCAGAGGCTACAGCGCCAGCAGTCCCTCCAGCACCAGAGATTAAAAAGATCACGCCGCTTGAGGCGACAAGTCTTATGATCTCTCGTCTGCCAGCCTCTATCATTAAGTCTTCACCATCACTTCAAAAGTTTGCGGAGCAAAACGCTGTCTCAACAGACCCTATGAAAAATAGAGAGTTAGCATACCAAGAGCTTCACGACTTGATAGTAAACATGGACAAGTTTAAATCAGAAGGTCCTGTCGACCCTCTTCTTTTGCGCGACTTTTCAGGGTTGACTATAGAAAGAGATGATAATGGTAATGAAAAGTACGAGTGGGTAAAAGACTCTAAAGGTAAATGGACGGTACAAGACTATGACCCAACAGTAGCTAAAAAGGCAAGCGAAAGTGAAATTGCTTATACAGACAAGTATGGGAATCTTGTACATCCCGAAGACCCTATTCGGGTATTAGAAGATTTAGGAAGTGTTTATCATAGTAATTGGAAAAGAAACGGTTCGTTAGACACAAAGGCTTTAGATAAGTTAAAAAAGATAGGCTTCACAACAGAGGAGTTGGGAAGGTTATTAGTTGGTAATGATAGAATGAGTTCTAAAAACACAAACACAAACACTTTAGCCAAAGAGTTTCCTGAATACTTTAATACAAACAAATCTGCCGAGAATACTTCGGGGTCAGCAAATGGAGAGGTGACAATGACTTACATTGGAGAACAGATGGTAGGCAACACGCCGGGACAAACTAGACGCTTTGAACCATACACTAAAGAAGTTCCCCTACCTATGGTAAATGGCGTTGTGGATTGGCGTGCTGCTGTAAATAACTATAATAACTCCGAAGATTGTAAAGCAGGTAAATGTTATTCATCAACGTCTGCACATAGCCCTGCGTGGTTTGCTATACCTATGTTGGGTGATTTAATAGACCAAGACGGATATTTCAAAGATATTGATGATTTAAACGAGAAGAGAGGAACGAGCTTGTCACCTAAAGACCAAAAGAATGCGATTGAATTTTTACTCAAAGAAGACCTAAGTGAAGACGAAAAGAAATGGTTAGAAATGGCGACTCATCCTGTGGGTAGTTTACAAGGTGTTAAGAATAAAATGAAACCTAAACTTAAAGCGTTGAAAGAAAAGTACCCCGACTTGTACGCGGATATAGTAGACGACGAAGGTAATTATATTGGAGGTAATAAATAATGGAACTAGGAATACCAAACGCCCCTGCCATAGGGATAGCCCCAGAAAGGAATAGCGGATACGCGGTGGTGTTAGACCAGAGCACGTTCGACCCGAACGCGTTCATGACTAACCTCATCACCCTTGAGCAGCAGCAACGCGCGCTCGCCAAGAAGGATGCGCTGGAGAACAAGGCTAAGTGGGCCAAGTTCAAGTTCGAGGATATCGTGCCGGCTGAGGTGTACTACTCCAATCAGGCGGAGATCACAGAGCAGGTCGAGGCGTTCAGCGAGATCATGGCGGACGCCGCAGCACGCGGGCTAGACCCCGACAGCGCGGAGTTCAAGGCGCAGGCAGCCCCGATCATAATGAAGCTGAAGATGCTATCAAACGAGGGCAAGCAGCTAGAAGATAACTACTCGCAGATGACAGCGAAGGTGGCCGCCGACCCTACCAAGTACAACCCGGACGCCCTCGTGGAGTTCAACAAGGGGTACGCGCAGCAGACTACATTGAAGGATAGAAAGAATTATTTCTACAACAACAACCCTTACCAGGAGCTGTTTGATCCTGTTAAGTATATCAAGGATCTTGGATTAAAGGAAGAGATAACCAAAGTAGCGACAGGTAACGGTACGTTTCAAGAAACGGGAGCGCTCAACCGTGGTGATGTAAAGGGCCTTATAGAGAAGACCTTGCTCAACCCACAGGATAACCAGTGGGACGACGTGTACGCGGAAGGGGTCAAGGCAGGGGCTTGGGATAGCCCAGATAAGTTTGTCGACTACTACACCGAGGTGGCTATGGGATTTGGACAGGTAACTAATAAAGAGTCTGGTAAAGAAGGAAGCAGCACCTACGTTAACTACGGTCAGGGCACAGAGGAAGGCACCACATGGGACTTTGCTGACATCACCGATAAGGGCGCGTACCCGGGGCTTAAGGTTTCTCCAAAGAACTTTATGGGTATTAAAAATATAGTGGGCAAGAAGAAGGTGGACTACACACCTATCACCTTGAAACCAGACAAGGGACAGGCTGAACAGGTTGTGCCGATAGGGTTCTACGCGGCAGAGGGTCCTAACGGGCAAGTGTTTGGAAGGATCAAGGCAAAGAAGTTCAGCTCAAGGACTACCCAGAGAGTATTTAAAAAAGAGGATGAGTCAGGAGCTTCGGCATTTTTAGAAAGTCAGAAGCAAGCAGGCGACGTTGCTGCGTCGTTGAAAGAAGACAACGGCCAGTACGTTGTGGAGTTTCACGAGGCCGAGGACATATACATGCCGATGTCCCCAGAGAACAAGGTCGCGTTCCCTGCGTCTGTTCAACAAGAGTTTGATAAGTGGATCACATCATTTGGCGCGTCCACTGGTGGAGCATCAACGTTTAATAAACAAAAATAACAGGTTATAATGAACGAAGAAGCGTTAAAGTATGCCCACGGGTTATTCACCAAGGACGGGTATAATGGTAGCCTTGATGATTTTAAGGCGCTAGTATCAACAGATAAAAAAGCTCTTGACTACAGCTACGGCCTGTTTAAAAAGGACGGGTACGCCGACAGTATTGATGACTACTCCGCTTTGCTAGGCTTGGGAAAGCAGACCGCCTCACCCTTGGGCAGTGGTGGGGAAGATGGAAGCGCAGTATCAGCGCAGCAGCCCGTGCCTTCAGAGAAGAGTGGCGCAACAAGTGATCCTGTACAGCAAGAGATCGACCGACTACAGTCTAAGTACGAGAGCGCGCTGAAGACTAACAGTAACTTTCTAACTCCACAAGAAAATCAGGAGCTAATAAAGTTAAAGAAGTCTCAGCAGGCGGTTGCCCGTGCTAGTAAAGACTTCGCTTCTTCTAATACAGGTGCTAGCAAGGTAACGAAGCAGCCGGAAATTATCGATGGTCAAGGATCAAAAGTGTCAATGCGCGACATGTACCTTGAGATGAATAAGAAAATAGTTGACGGATTAAAAAATGTTAAAGGTGATGTAATTGCAAAGGTAGCTTCTATCGACCCGGAGTTGATGAAGCTGCAATCTCAAATTCGTAAGATTGAAGAGTCCGAGATCCCTTTATTTCAAAAGAAGGATCAGCTAGATAAGATGTATTCAAAAATGTTTGAACTTGCTAACAAGCAGATGTCATACATTGATCCAAGTCAAGCGCGAAAAATAGGAATGGATCCTGAGCAAGAGGCGGTAGGTAGGTATGTGTTCTCGGAAAAGATTTCAGAAGCGGAAAAAAAGGTTGCGCTTGCAGAGTCTATGATGAAAGCTGGTGAGGATGGTGCACAAGATCGTTTGTCGGAAGCTAAACAGGAATTAGATTTTGCTGAAAAAAGTTTAAAAGAAATTAATGAGGGTACTTATTCACCTACAATCATACCAGATTTTGGTAAGGACATGTATCATGCGCCTAAAAAACCCGGAGAGTTTGTAGACGTTCAAGATTTGTATTCTCAATTTGATATAGCAAAGATACAGGAGAGGTCTAAGCTGGCGTCTGAAATAAATCTAAACCCAGACTCTCCAGTAGTTAGGGGCATGTCTGTTCAGGCTATGCGTGACATGCACTCTAAAAAAATGCAGGAGGTTGCCGAATACCAAAAGTATGCGCCCAATGCATTTAAAAATATAAACCTCGACGAGCTATTGCTTGAGTCGGAGAAGAAGGGAGGTGGTCTTATATCTGAGCTAAGAGCAGAGGGCAAGGTTGACAGGGCGTTCAGAATATTAGAGAGCGACTTTATGATGTACCTTAACGGGACTAACCCGTCAAGATATTCTCAGTACAAGAGTCGAATGGACGAGATAGATTACAAGAGAAACAACGGCCAGCCTTTGTCATTTGAGGAGGAAGAGTTCGCAAGTTCTTTTACAAAAGAGGCGCTACAGTTTAGACAGCTTAGTGATTTAAAGGCGGCTCGTGATATTGAGTCTAGCATGGACATGAGAACATTCCAGCTCGACGGTCAGCGTACGCTATACGACATGAAGAATGTGGAGAAGCAGATCAAGGACCAGTCAAAGCTGTTGAACATTTCTGGAGACGAGAACATAGTCAAGTACAACAAGTACAAGGACGAGATGACTCCTGTGAATCAAGGGCTACAAGCTATTGAGGCGCAACTCAAACCATTCATGGCGCAGGACGGATCGATGAGGCAGGACCTTAATCCGACCGAGGCGGTAAAGGTTCAAGAACTTATTGATCAGTACAACATAGCATCAGAGAAAGCTAAAGAGATCCAGTCAAGGTACTCTTCTATATTCGACGAGAACGGTAACGTTATACCGGGAGTGAACAGTAAGAAACTTCAAGTGCTTTACGAGCAGTACAACACGCTGACAAAAGATTATGATAAGATACAGCAGACCACAGGCGTTACCGAAGACAAGCTAAACAGTTTAAATAATACCTACACTTCCCTTGGTCAGTCTAAGCTGGCGTACGAGTTTATAGATAAGGACTATTTAAAATCTAAAATAGAAAAGGATGCCTACGAGAAATCAAAGGCAGAAAGAAACAGGATAGCAAAGGAAGGGACTTACGGGGAGAAGGCAGGTGCATTGTTTGACACCATGGGAACGGCACTAGCGACTTCAATTTTTAGTATAGCTCAGGCTCCAAAGGTAACCTTTGAGGCGTTAGGTGGCGCGGACGCTTTTGCTGAGAGCTTATACGACTGGAGCACTGACGTGAATACTAGGCTATCAAAGGGAGGCACTGACATAACAGAGGGTAGCTCAGCCTTTAATTTCATGAATAAGACGGCTGAGGCTTTTGGTGCTTACGCGACAAGCATATTGTTTGGTGGCGTGGGCGGCCTTGCCGTGAAGGGATTGAGCGGCGGAGCGAAGATGATGAAGGCGGCTCAGGTCACCTCCGGCTTTATGCAGGGTTACCTTATGGGTCAAGGCGACGCCTACAGGCAGGCACTAAAGAGCGGCATGAGCACTCAAGAAGCTGGCGTGGTAGCTAACATAGTGGGCGTCATGAATGGAATAGGCGAGAGCTTATTCAACGAGATAGATGTCTTCAAGCCTACGCAGAGGTATAGCTTAGGCAGCCTGATCAGAGAGAAAGGGTTTGAGGATGGGCTGACCGCTTGGGCTCCACAGTACGTTAAGAGTATATTCAACGAGGCTGCCCCAGAATTTCTGGAAGAGTCCGCATCCGAGTTATTGAACCAAACGGTGAACAACGCTGTCAACGGTGTTGTAGGAAGGGAGGTACTCAACGCGGGGTGGAACATGAGCGCTGTTGTTGAGAGTGGATTTTCCGGATCACTTCCTCCTGCGTTCTTGGGCGTGATGAAGTTTGGTATCAATTACAGAACACCACAGGAGCAGGCGACCTTAAGAAACATGGGGGAGAACGGCGCCGATATTCAGGTGGATTGGGCAAACTCTGGTGCCACGGTAGAGGAGATGAAGGATCTCGGAGAGCTTACTAATCTAGCCAAGGAGCTAAACAATATACCGTCATATGCAGAGCTTACTGGGGACAACAAGGACAGGGTGTTTAACCTACTCCAATTAAAAAAGAGTATCGTAGACGCACGCAAGGAGACAGGGTTGCTTCCCCTTGACAAGGAAGATATCGACAACATCGACAAGGAGGTGATGTCTATATACGAGGAGGATAAGATTATTAAGGAGACCGCAACTCAGGAGTCAGCTGAGGGAGCTGTAGTTGAGAATGGCGTTGTTAATGAAGTGGTTGTAGGCAACGAAATAATTAATAACGAAAACAATACCGTTGAGCAACGCGACTTTATGGCTCAAATGCTTAATCCTACTTTGTTTGAGGGTGTAGGTGTTTTTGCTAATGAATTAGGTGGTAGCGGCATAAACTCCGTCATATCAAATCATAATATTGTAAACGGTATTGATGTGGTTGAGTTTTCAAACCCTAACACGGGTGTTGTTGATGTTGTAACAAGTGGTGTTTCAGACCACGATTTTGTTGGGTTTTATAGATTATACGAAGATGGAAAGCCAACAAATAAATGGAGTTCAAAGTTTGAAAATCAATCTAGGAATAAGGGTAATTTCAAAACAATGATTTCAGAAGTTCAAGCAAGACTTCCCGAAGGACACGAATATACTGAAAAAACTAGCATATCTACTGACGGACTAAGAGTTTGGGAACAACAATTAAGTAGAGGGTACGACTTGCAATATGATGAAAATGGTAAATTAAAAACAAATAGAGTTGCTATTAACGGTGACGCGATAGTAAATGAGTTAGGGATTGATGTAAAAGCGGGGGATTTTGATGTTATTGAAGTTAAAAATAACCAAGAGTTTGACATAGTAAGACAAGCACTAACCCCATATATGGAGTCTTTAGGTCTTAGTAGTTCAAATATTTATTGGAGGAATGGAACGGTTGAAATTGACTTGCCGATTCTAACAAGAGGAAATAAGGCGGCTATTACTGAAACCGTAGCCGATGCTCTTTCTGTAGAAGAAAATAAAGTACTAAATGAGCGAGTATCCAGCCCAGTAAGGACAGTAGCCTTAGAAGGAATAGATGTAGCTTACAACGGGATGAAGGGCACGATGAAGATGTCTGATGGTAAGATGGTCGACAACGTCGGTGACATTATACCCGAAGGTAACTACGTGTTTGTCCCAAAGGGAACCAACAACAGGGCAGGCCGCAAGGGTATTGTGGTTGTAGGATCTCAGGAGGACATCGACTCTAATGCCGAGTTCGTTAACACAGAGAGCAACCCATCATGGGCGCCTGACCAGAACAACGTAGCCAACATGAAGCTACCGAACGGCGACACCCTGTCTATTATGGACGAAAACCTCAGCGGTAACATGGGCCTCAAGTATGAAAGCAAAGAGTTTAATGTAGAACAACCAAATTTAAAGACAGATGATACGAAAAACAAGCAAGGGGTACCAGGTGGTGTCGGAGGACAACAAGCCCCTATCCAAGACCAATCTAACCAAGGAACAGGCACAGAAGCGGCTACGACAGGTGGAGTGGTTCAAGGCACGCAAGAAGTAGACTTCGACGGCGCACCCGCCATCACGATAGAGGAGGAGACGGACAACGCGGCGGCATACGATGACGCCATGGCATCTGTGGTAGAGTTTGACGACACGCTTGAGGGCGACGACCTCGACACGGCTACAGCCTTTGTGCAGTCAGGCGCCACCCCAGAGGAGGCTGTCCGTATAGTGCGTGATGAGAAGGAGGCTATGGAGCAGGCGTCTCAGCCAGCCACAACTTTAACTTTAGCTCCAGCTCAGCAAATTGTAGTAGAGACGACGACTACTAGACCGGGTGAGTATACGCCATCTCGCAGGACTGAACTTAAAAATAAATACAAGGGAAAGCCGGGAATGGCAACGCTCGAATATCTAGACAAGGCGGCACGCGCATTCAGAAAAACTTTTAGCAAGGACACACCAGTGTTTGTGTTCGAGACAGCAAGAGAGATGCATGACGCATTAGTGGCTCAGGGCAGGAACAAAGACTTTGATCCAAGGGAGAACGGGGCGTTCGCTTACGACGAGGATGGGAACGTGAACGGTATATACCTCAACATGGAGAACGCTGACGCTGCCACAGCACCGCACGAGTTTGTGCACAACGTATTGCTCGAGGTGTTCGGCCAAGACCCAGAGGTTTACATTAAGTTTAGGGACAAGATCCTTGAGATGTTTAAGGGATCTAATATCGACAGACTGAAGAAGTGGGCAGAAGAAAGCTACAACGAAGAATCATCTCCCGAGGAGTTCATAACAGAGCTTACCGCACAGCTTGCGGTGACGGATAAAGAGCTTGAACTTCCGACCACCCTTGTCGACAAATTCAAGGACATAATGAACAGCGTGTTCCAGTCGGTGACCGGCATGAACGTGTTCAGCGACCGCGCCACAAAGAAGGACGTGGTAGAGTTCATCAACGCGATGGCGTCTGGACTAGCTGCCGGCAGAGCTATCGACCTACAGGCAGGCAAGAGATTGGCAAAGGAACGCGCCAAGGAGTTGGCAAAGTCAAAGCCGGTTAGCAGAGCCAAGGTTAGGGAGCAGTCTAGAAAGTCTGCATCACAGATAGCAGCCGTCGACGCGGCACAGGCATCAGCTATGAGCGTTGACGACAGGATCATGGCGGGCAGGTTACGCGACCAGATCGCGGCGACCAACCCTGACCTAGACTTTATCATGGATAACTTTGATAAAATTGAGAGGGCTATGGTGAAGGAAGGGAAATTAAAAGTAAATTGCGAACTCTAAAAAGATACAAGTATGCCGAAGGGATGTAAGTACATATACAACAACAAGACCTACACTAAAGAAGAGTTCATGGCCTTGCTTGCGGGCGGTGAGTACAGGAATATACTTGCCGAGTATGACCAAACTCCAAAGGTTGAGGCGCAGGAAGGAAGGGAGGTAGTTAATACTGTAAAAACTTTTAAAGCAAAATCCTCTGTAGGCGGTAAGTTTAATGTAAACTTATTTGCTGATCTAACCGATGAGCAAGGTAAAACTAAGTTAGATAAGTTAAGGGAAGAGGGTTACATTGTAGATAACGCTGATGTGTTTTCATTTGCTGGGTCTGATAATGTTTTTACGATGGTTCCCGACAATAAAATGGTAGGCGATTTATCCTATGGTAAAGAAATAGTTTACGACGAGAAAACTAAACAGCCAAAAGAAAGCAAGGACAGAGTTGTGCTTCAGGGTAATGGCGGAATATACTTCGCTGTTAAATTTAATGACGACGGTACTTTTTGGGCATCCACCCCTCAAATTGCCAGAAGTATAATCAAACAAATAAATGATGCCATCGATAAGAACGGATCTCCTGCGTATGTGGTTGTTAGCAAGGGGTCTAACAGGAAGGTTCTCAGCAGTGTTGATGGAATGATTGCAACTGTAGACACAATAGCTTACATGGTGGAAGACGGGGATATTCCGTTATCCGTTTTTAGGAACGCGATGTCAAGCGCTGTTAAAACAAGTGGATACACTGGTAAGGATTTATTTCCAATGAACATCAGCGGAAAAGATATGCACAAATCGATTAAAGATTTGTTCATGAAAGCTGAGTTTTCATCTTTTGAAAAGAGAAAGCAAGTTGTTACAAACTTGATAAGGAATATATTTGATAAAAAATCAAACGGAAATCTTATAAACTTTGAATCGTTAGGTAATAAATTGGGATTCCCTCTTAAAAATAAAGAGGATATAATAGACAGCTTTGGTAAGAATCAAGAAGAGGGTTTCATTTCTGAAGTGCCGTCTCAATCTGCTTACGCGGTTATTGAAATTCCTTCTAAGTTAAAACTAGAAGATGAGTCGTCTAAAGATCCTAGCGAAAGGCGTCACATTGCTTACGCTGGCGTTATGAAAACACAGGATGGTCAGCGGGTTAAAGTACACATGCTTAAGGACAGGCTGAACTTTTTAGATTTTATGACAGACTCTAAAGGCACACCTCTATCAGAGATGGAAGAGAGATCTGCATTAGGTAAGGCTGGTCACGGGCAAGTGCCATTTATTAAAGCAGGTATAAAAACAAAGAGCCGTGTGTCCGCAAGTCCAGAGCAGTTCTCTGGCAACGTTGCCGAGACAATTGATAAGATCAAGGCGGCGACTAGTGAGGACGGTGCGACGCTCAACCTTGACGGTACAGTGTACGAGGATGGTGGGCTTGTTGTCCCGGCCACCTCGGTGAACGTTGGACAGGGACAGGTTACCGCAGAGGGGCTGTATGATTTCTTAAAACAAAACGAGGGCAACATCTCCAGCGACATCTTCAAGATAGGGCTATACAAATTCCCGGACCGCCCAGAGGTGTCATACGATCTGAACATCGTGATCCCGAGAGAGCACCGCGACGTGGCGCTAGAGTTCGGTAAGCTTGCAGGCCAGGAGTCTTTATTTGATCTCGACTCTTATGAGAATATAAAGACGGGATCGGACGGTAAGAACCCTATCAACTTCACGCCCGAGCAGCTTGCCTCTATTGCAGAGGATCTCTCTATGGGTAAGCTACCCGATATTGAGGGCATGCTGAAAGGTACCCAAGCGGGTACAGATACGCAGGATGCTAGCCAGATTATACCCGATAAGGTAGACGTGGAGATCATAGATAAAAAATCGCAATACTACAAAGAAGCAAAAGATTTAGTTTCTTCTAACGTAATTACCTATGGGGAACCAAGATTGGTTATAGTTGAAAAAGGAAAAGTTGTTGCTGCTTTAACTTTGGAAGATAGTGATTTTGAATACAAGGCAGATATGGCAGTAGACAAATCCGAAAGAAATAAAGGACTATCTAAGAAGTTGATAGACGGTATGATTAGAGATTTTGTTAAGAGTGATTTGGAACAAATCAGGTTAGAAGTTACAAATAAAAATCTTTTAAATAATTTAACAAATAATTTTGGGTTTGAATCTGAGTGGAACGAAGATGCTGGTGCAGACTATGCTTATATGTCAAAAAAACAAGCAGAAGCCTATGTCAAAAACAATGATAAAGCAGGACAACAATCCCTCGTGGAGGATAAGTTCAAGCAGTACGAGAAGGGGTACAACAAGATGAAGGCGGCAGAAGGGGGAGCAAAGAAGCGTAAGGCTAACGAGGACCTGAAAAATATATTAGCAGACAGCCCGTCCGCTAAATATATAATTGATAATATGTCGTACATTTACAAACAATTAGAAGACAAAGGGCTGGCGTCTAAAAACGACCAGTGTCCAATATAAAAAAGATATGCTACCAACCCCAGTACAACTACCAGAGGAGGTCATCAGTCTCCTACTACCAAGGCTAAGCGACGAGTTCAAAGCCTACTACTTCTACCGATCAGCATCTAACTGGTGCAAGAACGTGGGCTTCATGAAGGCCGCCGAGTTCTTTGCCAAGGAGAGCGCGGACGAGTTGGCTCACGCCAAGAAGATCGAGGACTACCTCGTGGACTGGAACGTGATCCCAGACTTGCCGGTTATCGAGAAGCCTACCCTAATGTTCATGGGATTGACAGACATCATAGGCAAGGCTTATGATATCGAGTACGCACTGTACGAGGATTACGAGGACACCAGCGCCAAGATATTTAAGATCGGCGACCTGTGCGTCTTTGATTTCCTGCAGGACTATAGAGTTAAACAGAAGGAGGCGGTTGCTGAGTACAGCGACATGATAAACAAGTTGCTCGGTGTGAACACCGGCAGCAAGTTTGAGTTACTTATGTTGGAAGAAAACCTATTCGGATAATACATGGCTTGTAAGGTAAAGTACAAAGGCGAGGAGCACTCGTTCGAAAAGTTTGCGACCATGCTGCACAACGGCGAGGTTGTCAACCTTATATCTGCCGGGGTGTTAGACCCTAGCAAGATGAAAGGCGAGATGCCAGAGATGTTAAAGTCTCAGCCGGTCACGGAGGCCGCGCCTAAGAAGTCTTCTCTCCCGCCTATCAAGGCTAAGTCGAGCAAGAACCACGTGTTCGGTACCAAGAAGAACAACATGATGGTCGAGGATGGCAAGGGGAACTATGTGTTCTACCACTACAGCGACCAGGACCTTACTAAAAAGAAGATAGACCCTAAGTTCTTAGGAAAGAACAGGGCAACAGGAAGGGACGAGGCGTCTCGCACGATGAAGGCGAGCATGTACTACACCGACCCGGACATAGCAGAGTCATTCACCGGAGGCTTCAAGCACGCGGTGCTCGTGCCGAAGGACAAGGTGTACCCGTTCAACGAGGACCCGCTAAACCTTTTACCAAAGGCAGAGAAGGAGTTCAGGAAGGCGCACCCTACAAGATCGTTCGACTTCAACGAGCAGGTCGGATGGGTAGGCAAGGTGGCGGCAGACAAAGGATTTGAGATGGTCGTGGCTGACTGGAAGCTAAGAAGCGGCAAGGCATTACGTGCCGAGTCTATCAAGCCACAGAAGCCTATACTTATAGAGAAGGTTGTCGGCAACACGGTAGTGTTCAGCAACCCAGAGTACACAGCACTCAAGCAGAACAGAAAGATAAAGACCAAGTCAAGCAGGGGATCATCCTCAAGCGCGGGAGCGTCGGGTGTGGTGTTTGATATGATGTCAAAGAAATTCCCAGACCTATCAATCTCGGTTAACCAGGCGCAGTATACTGCGGCGGCATCTAACCCTGACGCGGTTAATGTGTACGACACGTTCGACAACGTCATCGCGGTCATAGAGTCGGGTAACATATACATCAACCCTGCGTCAATGAATAGCAGCACACCCCTAGCGGCGATGTCTTCGCTATGGTTGAAGATAGCAGAGAAGGTTGACCCTGCCATATACAAGGCGTTCAAGGCTGAGATCATGAAGCCAGAGAACAAGTCTTACATAGACGAGGTGCAGGCCACCAACAGGTTCACTGAGATGGAGGACGTCATCAATCAGGCGATGGCCAACATGATTCAGGACGCGAGCTTTGCCCGTAAGAACAGGAACATGATCCAGAAGATCCGCGACTTCCTTGGATCACTCTTTGGATCAGACCGTGACTTCATGAAGATGAAGGCGAAGGACTTGGCTGAAGTTATAGCAAAGGATCTGGAGGGTAACTTCCCGATATCCACAATCACCAGCAGTCAGCTAGATAACCTAGACACCGAGGCGGCTAAGGTATCCATAGCTGGCGGCGTGATGGACTTCAACGCAACAGGTATAGGATCAAGGTACGTCGGCAACTCAAAGAACTGGCTAGTACCCCAGAGATTTAGCTCTGTGAAATCATTTCTTAGTTACTGGTTTGGTAAAGGATTTCATAGCGAGATCCGTGACATGAACAAGGTGACCGAGAACTCTATCAAGAAGAGGATGCGTGAGATGCAGGGTACGGCTAAGAGATTCAGTGCACAGTTTAAAAAAGAATTTAAAGGGAAGACGCAGGCGGAGATAGATGCGGCAATCAACCACATCAACGGCCTACTTACGGGTAAGGTACAGCCTAGCACTTCCAATATAATATCAGACGATCTTCAGGACATTGTCCTCGGCATGCGTCAGGACATCGACTACATGTCCGGCGAGGTACAGGCATATGTCGACCCGACATCTAACCTATACGGCGCTATCAGCAACAATCTCGGGGTGTACATGAACCGTAGCTACGCGGCCTTCAGTAATGGAAGCTGGAACAAGGCCATGTTCCCTAAGGGTTTGAGCACGGCGGCTGGTCAGGCGGACAGGTCACCAAAGATGCAGGCGCTGTATGACGCGGCGTTTAATTTCTTGCAGTCTCAGTACCCTGACTTAGACCTAGGCAGCATCGACAGCATGCTAGCTGCTATGGCCAAGGTTGACACGGGACTTGACCTCGCAGAGTTTATAAAGACTGGCGGCAAGATGGGCAAGGCTATGGACGACATGCTCAAGAAGCGTAAGGATATACCAGATGTTTTGAGGGCGTTCCTCGGGGAGTACACAGACCCGATGACGAACTTCTACAACACCATGGCCAACATGATACACTTCGCCGAGAACAAGAAGTTCTTGACTGGCGTTGCGGCTATGGGTAAGGACAAGATATTCTTTGACACCAAGTCGAGCGAGTTCGGTGAGCAGATCAAGGGTAACAAGAACCAGTACGACCCGTTGATGGGTATGTACACTACGCCGGAGATCGCGGATATGCTTGGCAGGGTTGATACCACTGTAAAGTTTGACGTGCTTCGTAAGATTGCTGCGGCATGGAAGATGGGTCAGACTATCTTATCACCACGAGCTAATGTTAGAAACTTCTACTCCAACATCGTGATGCCGTTGGCTAACGGTCACATGTACAGCCTGTTTACTAAGATGCCCAAGGGTTTCAAGTACGGGTTCAAGGAGCTTGGTAAGGCGGACGACCAGTACCTCCTAGACCTTATTGAGGCCGGCGTTATAGGATCCGGCGTGGACGCTTCTGTTATGAGGAAGGTTATCGAGGAGGCTTACGGCGCTGTTGATATCACTATAGACCCGATGGAGAACAGCAAGAACATGACCAACAGGGTAAAGGCAGTACTGTCAAAAACAAAGTCTTTTGCTATTAGTTGGTACGAGATGATGGATAATATCCACCGTGTGGTGCAGTACGAGGCTGAGCTTGCCGACGTCAAGTTCATGTTCCCTTCCAAGTCAAAGGCAGAGCAGCGCGACATAGCGGTGTCTAGATTTAAGGAGACCAACATCGTGTACGACAACGCACCTGAGATCGTCAAGAGGCTATCCGCATCACCGCTTCTGGGCACGTTCCCTACATTCGTAGCCGAGGCTATGCGTATATCGGTGACCATACCACTGCGCGCGGTAAAGGATATAAACGAAGGCGCGGCCTCCAAGAACAAGAGACAGGCAGCTATAGGCATGAAGAGATTGGTGTCGTATGGCGCCGCTGTTGTTGCGGTTAACACTATTACCCAGCTTATAGCCTCAGCATTTGGTGCGCCAGAGGAGGACGACGACGATGAGCGCGTGATATACGAGGGTTCACCTAAGTACTCTAGAAATAACACAAAGATTATTGTAAAGAAGACACCACGCGGATACTCGATGGTCGACCTTGACTGGATGAACCCATTCAACTTTATGACCAAGGCATACAACGCATACTCTAGCACCGGCGAGTTCAGACCAGACGAGTCTAAGGCTGGCGCCGCGATGGGCGAGCTGCTCCAGCCGTTCTTCGGCGAGGAGGCTGTACTCAGCGTGGCTAGAGATGTTCTGACTAACAGGGACTCTAGAGGTGGCCAGATATCTAGCGTGAACGACGACCTGTTACAGTATGCGGCGAACGTTGGACTGTATGTCTTTGATAGATCGAAGCCAGGCTTTATAAGGTCTGTTCAGGATATAGCCAAGGCTACAGATGTAGACAAGCAGTACGAGGGCGACTCTTACAAGAGAGACGTGAACGACGAGCTGGTGCGCCATCTCCTAGGTACCAACGTGATATCTGTCGACGTCATCAGGGCGTTCGGTAAGAACGTGGCCGACGACTTTGCCCCTAGCATGAAGGACTTTATCCAAGAGTTTAAGGACAAGGAGTATGAAGCGAAGCAGGTGATCGACAAGCTAGACTACGAGGTGAGTGTTGGCAAGAAGACTAAAGCAGAGAGAGACGCCGAGGTTGAAGAAATCTTGAACGGTATCAAGGACCACGCTATATCAAGGAACCAAGACATGGTGACCAAGCAGGTTGCTATGAACAAGTACGCACACTCGCTGATCAAGGTGGCGACCAAGGGGCTGCCTGTCGATGAGCAGGTGAAGGTGGTGGAGGAGATTATGTCAAGGTACGAGTACAGCATCGGCCAGAACATCACGATGAACCAAGGCTTCAAGGTGAAGAAGGCTATTGAATTGGGCAATATATTCGGCGGTGAGTACTACATCTACGACATGGGAGAGTCTGCATACAACGAGATGGGATTTGTTTCCGACGAGACAAGCACAGCTAAGGAGAAGTATATCAATTACTTAGTAGCAAACTCCATTAATGAGTAAAATTACTAACCGTACTGAGTAAAAATACCAAGAATTTGATTTATTTTTGTACAAATATATTGATCAGTAAGATGCGCCACACCATATTCACGGAGGTAATCAGTCAGCTACATAGTAACCAAGACGACGCTCTCGTGTGTGTGAAGTGGGTCTTCGCTACAACGGTGCTTACTGTGCCGTCGTTCATGCCTGATCTAGAACAGTGGATTAGATTAATAAGCGTGTCTATGGGTAGTGTGACAGCTCTTCTTGGTTTGGTTATAATGACGTTCAAGTTTGTGGACCTCATGAAGAAACGCTTTGCTAAGAAAAAGAAAGATGAACAAAATTAAACCCGTGTTACTTTCTCTGGCACGAACCCTCAAGTTCTTCCCAGAATTTATTACCATCCCTGTGGTGGTGTTTGTCTTGTTCCAAGCGCAGGGCTACCTCGAGGGTGTCGGCGCTAACCATATTATACCAGACGACTGGGTACAGTTCCTGTTCATGGCAGCTATCACCGTAATGTTTGCTAACGCTTTGGCGCACGGCGCTATAAAATATAACCAACCATCGGTATGGAAAGAGTACAAAGACTGGGTGCTTGGATCTGTAAGGTTCCCAAGAAAATATATATTGCTGCTGTCCTTGTATCTGCTTGGATTCCTTCTGGCTATGCTTGCCCTTGTGTAATAAACAAGGCCATCGAGGAGATAGGTGTGCAGGAGGAGGGAGGAAACAACAAGGGTAAGAGGGTGTCCGAGTACCTACTCAACGCCAACATCACAACGCCCGCCCCATGGTGTGCAGCGTTTGTAAAGTTTGTTCTCGACAAATGCGGGATCAGTCACAAGATAACAGCATGGTCGCCATCTGCGACAGCTACCAACAGGATATACGACCGTAGAAAACCAGACAAGAACAAGACGACTCCAGAATCTGGAGACGTGTTCACCCTGTACTACCCCAACCTAGAAAGGATAGGGCACACAGGATTCATAGAGTCATGGGGAAGCAAGTGGATCGACACCATAGAGGGTAACACCAACGACAGCGGGTCAAGGGACAGTAACTCTGGCGATCGGGTCATGAGAAGGAAGCGGCTCAGGTCTTCCATATACCAAGTGAGCAGGTACAGTAATCACAAACACAATGAATGTAACACTAAAGACGGAGCAGTCGTACCTACTGAAGGTACACAGCATGTTCTTGGAGGCGGGCTATATAGTAGAGCGCGTAGATAGGACCAGCTACAACTCGGTGGTCGAGGTAGCCGTAAGGTTATACCACAAAACAACTCGTGAGTACACGCCAGTATTCCGTGGCCAGTACGCGGGCTTAGACCAGAAGGGTCTGGTGCCTACAATACACGCGGAGGTGGTGGCTCTAATGTTCGCCGCGCTTAGCTGCGATATTAAACTAGACCTAAACGTCGAGGTTGTGGAGGATCAGCCGGCGGTGTCCGGGTATGAGGGTGTCACCCGCTACGGAATAGTCAACGAGATGGGTAACACGGTGGCTGATGTCGAGATGAGGATGTACGCGCTGGGCGTGGACATGTCCAAGTACGAGACCTTCAAGACGAACCTGTCCAACCAAGGCAAGCGAATAACTAAGGACCGCATGGCGGACTTCTTCTTCCCGCACGGCAAGACAAGCGCTATTAAATTCAAGGAGTCCAGCACACAGGTGAAGGACAAGCCCGCGCCTCTAGTACGCAGGGAGTTTGTAGCTGACAGATAAAAAGCCACCCTATTCGGATGGCTTCTCGTTCTGTTCTTCAATGTCACCTTCCCTCACCACCTGACCAGCGACGTAAGCGTCTATGATCATGACGATGTCTGGGTATGCGTGCACGGGAAGCATCGCCACCCTACCCGCTAACATCTCTATCGCCTGCTGAGTCTCAAGGAACGCGGCGCCACGGTCGGGCATCTCATCGATCGACATGTTGAATAGCTGGTCAAGGTTATGCCTGTTACGCTTCATGAACGTGTCAAAGAATCTGTTGAACGTCATCTTCACATCCTTGGTGATGTACTTGTCCGCCAGCTCATCTGCTAGGTACCCCATCACTATGGTGTACATGAGGAACGACACGATCTTGTTGCGTTCCATCTGTCTTCTTGCCTCCTCTGGGGTCAGCTCTTTCTTTTCTTCCATTGTGTCTGTTATTTATTTTCAACTTGTCCTATCCCTATGGTGGTGCAGTGGTTAAGGATCCCTCCTATGATAACCTCGGCCAGTACTTCTGGTAGGGTATCGTGCAGCTCGACGGTGTACTTGACCTCGCCGTTAATACACTTGGACACGGTGAACGTGTACGTCTTGTCTAGTGTGATCGACCCGTCAAAATACTGGACCGTCTTCTTTGGTTTGCTTTCAATATTTATCATTGTTGTATATGTGTTGGTTTATAATTCTATTGTCGTCTCAACCTCGGACATCAGCTCCGAGATCTCCGTGTTGAACAGGTCATCCAGAGGTGCGAACAGGTAAGCGGCTAGGTAATGAATCGGCACATCGATTGGGAACTTATTCCCGCACGTGCACATGATGACCATGCTGCTGTGTCTCTTGCCTATGTCTATAAGCGCCGCGCCGCAGCATGGGGTCTCCGTTACATCCTGCACAGTATAAAGCTCGCCCTCCCTGACTATGCCTTGGGAGTGATCCTTGATGCATACAACTTCTTGTCCTACGTTCATGACTTTATTTTAGTTTGGTTCCTATGTACACCCCCGCTAACAGGGCTGCAGGTGTGATGACAAACATACCAACTTTTATGGTAGACTTGCGCCTGTTGGCTTTTTTTAACGCCGAGTTCATCTCCTCTAGCTGACGATCCTTCTCGGCAATCTGTGCCTCTCGGATCTTGTACAGCCTCTCCAGATCCTCGACGCTCTGTGTCTGTATGCCCGTGATCTTCTCGTATGCCTGTATCTTCTTGATGTACTGCTCGATCATCTGTTCCTGCACGGTAGAGTACCCCCACCAGTAGTTCAGTGAGCTGTAGCACAGGTTGAATACTTGGTCGTTACTTAGATCGGGGAGCGTATCTGCCGCCGAAGTAGTCTGAGATAAACATGCGCTCGTTGTTGACGCGAAGGACACGGTTAGCGCTATCGCTAGAGCTGAGAATAAACTTTTCATCGTAGTAGTATTTATTTGTTATAGAAGTTTTACCTGCCTGTATGTTGGCGATGAGGGAGTCGCGCATCCGTAGCTCTATTATCAGCTCCTTGATCACGGCGTCTCTCATCTCCACCCTCTGCTTGATGTGGTCGATCTCGTCCTGTATCAGCTGGTCGGTCGGCGACATCTTTGGTCTGCCCCATGGCACGTTCATTACCGCCGCGATTGTTATAGAGATAACGGCGACGATGCATAGTATGATAACTGTTTTCTTTTTCATGGCTTTCTTTTAATGTTAATCACGTCCCTCTCGAACTGGTCCGTCAACAAGGTAGGGACATACACCTTGGACATCTTTAGTATGTCGTGAACTATGCGCTCGATCCTCTCCTCCCTTCCCACGTCAGTCACCTTAACGAAACTCACAAAGGTAGTGACGAACATTCCACGTTCGTCAATTACCAGCGCAAGGTTCTCGTTGTTGTCTGCGGGGTAGGTGTAGACCAGCTGGCCTAGCTCTGCGTCGACAAAGTCAAGGGCGCGGCTCGCTATGGAGCCTGCCCTGTAGAACTTACACGGTGATGTGTTCATACCCTTGCCAGTATATCGGACTCGTTCATTATGAGTGTGGAGTCCTCGCTGGCCATGAACATCTTCAAGCCTGTCGGCTTAATGTACACCGTCCATCCGACCTCCACCTCCTCGCACTCGCCCGTGTCCACGATGACCGCCTTGGTCACGCGTCTCTGCTCGACATCGATCAGCTCGCTTGCTTTCTCCAGCACAGGCTTGATCTTTACTTTACCTTTCATCAGTCTCATGTTGCCTCCTTATTTTATAGTGATCTTGATGCCGCTCTTTGACCGCTTCCTTGGGGGGTACACCGTCACCACCTCGCCCGTGCTCTCGTCGATCATCGTTCGGGATGTCTTGGTAGCCTGAAGCTCACCCTCTAAGTCCTTCTTGAGCTTGCTTATCCTGTTGAACTCTTCCATCACCGCGTTGTACTGCGGGTGGTTGCACTCGCTGTAGTCGTAAGACACGCCGAGGTTGTCCACCACCTGAATCTCTGACCCCTTGTATGAGAACGTCTTCTGCCCGTACTTGGCCGCCTCGGTCATGGCCGCCTCGTCTATCTGCTCCTTGACAGACTCGATCAACTTCTCGAAGCCCTTGGCTGCAAGTTTAAAGTCTAGCGGGTTGAAGTTCCCCTCGTCTAGGGAGTTGATGATCTGGTTTGATAGGTCCTTGATACCGTCCTTGGTTAGGAGTCCTTGGTTGAATAGTTGTACCTGTTCCATGTTTATTTGTTTAGATTAATTAACTCCTGCTTTGTAGCGTTCTTCATTCTGAACTTGGTGTACACGTCGTCGATCGACCCACCATTTTTCATGAAGGCGGTCACCTTTTTCATCGCCTCGGCGTCGTCTTCCAGCCATGGCCTCTCGACCATAGGCTCGGGCTGCGGGGCAGACTTGTGCTGGTCTGATGGTCTCGTGTCCACGTCCCTTATGATACCGTCGACATCGTCCGCGTCGGTTGATACTAGGAATGACTTGAGTATGAAGTACCTGATTCCGTAGGTCACGGCGCTGCCGAATCCCTTGTCCCAGTCGTTCATCCCGTTCGCCCCCCACATGCACTCCTCGCGTTCTCCAGACTCGGTGTCTATCCAAGTCATCCTCATCCTTAGATTGGTGAGCACCTCATTCTTTGTGGCGCCCTTTGACGTGGTGTACTGCTGGGTACTGTTGTGCATATCGATGACCTCGGACTTTAATATCACGCCCATCTCGTCCATAAGCGGACGGATCACGCCGATTATCTTGTCGCCAGACACGTAGTTAAAACCATTAGGGTTGTACTGACTCTTGGTCGTCTCGTCTTTTGATACAGCCCTCACCTTGGTCTGTATCGCGTGTAGTTTCTGTAATAGATTCATGCTATGTTATTTGTTTATTTATTAGACCTGTCTTTATGCCGAGCCTTCTCGACCTCACGGCCATGGCGCTCTGCTCTTTCCATATCAACCTCACCCACATCACGTCACTAATCGTGGGCCTGAGCCTGAATATCCTCACCAGTTTTCGCCTCCGCCTCTGCGGGTCTGGCTCGATGGTGACGAACAGGTGGTCGAAGTACACCGACATTCTCAGCGGCGTCCTGTACGAGGGGTTGTCTGCACGTGCTATAATTTTCTTTGCGGTACGCACCAGACTCTGCTCTATCTTGGCGCTGTTCAACCTCACGGTCAGCGCCACGCGTTGCTCCTCCCTCAGCCTTGCCAGTAACGACGGGCCTCTGGACCTGCTCTCCTTGGGTAGTCGGTACCTGCCCGACTTAGCCCTTCTCTTTCTTGACTTTCTTGCCATACTCTTTAACCTGTTTTATTATTTCCTCCCACGCGTCGAGGTCCTCGATCTCGTAGTCGTTGTTCTGTTTGAAGACTCGCATCATGAGCCTGCCCTCCCGTTGTGGTCTGAACACCCGAGCCGCCCTCCTGTACGGGATGGGGTTGTCGATGAAGAACTGGATTATGGACAGTGCCCTAGACTCCCTTGTCATCTCCTCCGTATGTTTCGATGTAGTATTGTTCAGCACTATACAATAAATCTTTTTTAGCAACTTGACCCTCAAATTCACTGTATAAAATTTCAAATACCGTATCAATAATCTGCTCACGCTCCATTGCTTTGGCTTGGACAATTATATCAGTGTGTTGTCCAAGTGGATAGTCTAGACCAACATGTTCTAAACTTTTAACTAACCATTCAACCGCAGTTTGTTTTGTCATTGTGTTTGTTTTATAGTGAGTTTATTTCATTCAACGCCCTCTGCATCTCGCAGAATAGCGTCATTACTTTCTGGTTCATCTCGGGAGTCTGCTTGTCCTCATCCCTCAGCGCGTCCTCCAAGGTCTGCCGCTTTATGTTACCGAACCTTGCCACGTAGGACAGGTTGATGGCGTCCCTGAACCTGACGATGAAGCCCAAGAAGTTCGGGGTGTACTCGTTGGCAATCCCCCTCCAGTACTCGTCCCCCTCGGGGGTGTTCTCCCACACAAACGCAAGGGCGAGCGCGTCGTAGAGTGAGTTGCAGTCTTCCTGTAATGAGCTGGACACTGAGTGTCTCAGGGCTTTCTCTCGCACCTCGCTCGGCAGTGTGTCGAGCCATTGAAGTGCTGTTGTCGGTATAATGTACATAATTTTTTGCTAATATAATATTAATAATTGATTGAATGACATACACTTGCGTTGTTTAACAAGTGTTGGCTTTGTCTGCTGAAAGTTACAGCACAGGCGCCACATAAGAGCAATAACATCGATTGATATTATCAATGAGGTCTCGCTTTCTTATAGAGCCTGTTAATATCTCGGTGCTTTATGGTTGTAAATAATATTACCTCCACGTGTCCCTGTTAAGCGATCGCTTTATGTGCGGGCGTATGATAGCCACCATCGTGATCAGGATCAGCACGTAGAACACCGCCCTCCCACCCCTCTGATGGTATCGGACCAGCATGAACACGGGCAGCGTCATGCTCAGCACTATTATAATCCAGCGCATAGCGACCTCCATGTTATGCACGCCGTCGCTATTCCCAGCAGGATAGGCAGGGCTATCATTATTCCCCTCCAGACGGGCTTGGACTTGGACCATCGGGCTGCCAGCAACAGCAGGCTCGCGTAGTACATCAGGAATACGGTAAGTATGGTGTGCTTTATTTCCATATCCGACCTCCGTTTATGTTCCAGTGTGCTCCCCACTGATAGTTGTGGTGGTAGTGCGTGCCGCTGATGGTCTTGTACGTGTCGCCCTCTCGGACCGTTACGTCGCCCTCGAACGTGGTTATGGAGTTCGTTGTCTTGAACTCCCCCTGTTTTGATATTACTCTCATCTTAGTTAAGTGTTGGTGTTAGCATGTCCTTGTGGTCGGTGTATATGTCCATGGCAAATTCCATGTAGGTGGTGGCCCTGTCGTTGGTCTCGCGCAGGTACAGTTTGTAAAAGTTTCTCACTTCTTCTTGGTAGTAGATGCACCAGCTCAAGAACTCGCTGTCGTCCCACTCCACGACTCCCCTGCCTATCGTCATGGTGATAGGTGTCCATTGTTTTTTCCTTGTCATATTCTCCCCCTTATCTCTAGTGCCGTCGCCTCGTGGCGGGCTATTGTGTAAAGCATTTCGTTGTTGTGGCACCTGCTCTCCCAGTCCTTGTGGGTGGTCTTGCCTATGAGGTATCGGTTACCGTTCTCGGTGGTGCCCATGTCCTCGAGCCATCTTATCCCCTTGAGGGACACGCCCTCGATGACGGCGGCGTGCCCGCTTGCGTCGGTGTGTATGATTACGTCGTAGTTCATGGCTGGTATACTTTAAATGTTAGTGGTAGCACGCGCGACATTTTAAGCAATTCAATCTCGCTCAGATTCTCGATGCTGTGCAGTTGGTATCTGCTGCCCTCGTTGGACACGGCTCCGTCTACTATGGTGGCGCCGTCGCAGTCGTACTTGGCAATCTCTTGAAGCCTCGCCTCGCCTTCTTCCTTGGTCATCATCCAGTCCGAGAGGTGCACCCCCTTCCTTAGCTTCAGTGACTGAGTCTGATTGTTGGTCTCCTCGATTATGACGTGGGTCATGGCGCTCTCGAATGTCATGCGCTGTTTCTGGTACGTGAAGTATCTTTTCATGTTTGTATTTGTTTATACCGCGAAAACCCCGCCCGTGGATGCGGGCGAGGTCGTCACTGAATGTTAAAGGCTTGAGTTAATAAACTCCTCTAGGGTATCGGACCAGTCCAAGTCTTCCCCCCACACGGTGTCTTGGTGCATGTAAGCGAACGCCCAAGTGAGGTCAATACCTAGCTCGTACATCCCGCCTGTTCCGCTCTGGTCTATATACCATCTCAGGTTGTCCCCCCACTCACTCTCTGGACGTTCAAGCGTTTCTGTAATTACGCTGACAATTTCATGGTGAATCTCTGCCCAGTCATTCAGTCCGTTGGGCATCCTGTCGGGGCTGCATCGCTCCTCGTCATAGTACCATTTAGAGATGTCTAAATCCACAAACGAAATCATGCCGCTCTCGTCTGTCTGGTACAGCGCCGCCTTGAGAGCATCTAAAGGGGATAGTGGGACAAACCACAGCGCGTCCTCTGTTCTCTTTACAAAGACGAACGCTATCTTGTTTTCATTCGGTGTGTCGTGATACACGACGCCGACCTTGAGGTCGCTTGCTTTTATTTCTTTCATGTCTGTGTTTGTTTATACCGCCAAAACCCCCGCTGATTTCTCAGCGAAGGCGGTGGCGTAACCAAATAAATTAAATCTTCGGGAGGTGGTCGTTGTACTCCGCCCCAAGGCTCTCGCACAGCGCTCGCGTGTGCCTAGCGCAGCCCTCGAAGTATTCCGCCAGCGTGAGCGGTCCGTAGTCCGCGCAGTTCTCTAGCACCTTGTAGCTGTAGTCGCTGTCGGGCTTCTTGCCCATGCGTATCTCGACCTCGTCGCTCCACGCCTCGAACTCTGCGATAAGTGAAGGCTTCATCCAGTAGCCTGTCTCGCTTAGCTCCATAAAAATCTTGTAGGTCATCGAGTGGTGGTGTAGCAGGCGCTGCCTGTCCTGATGACTGAACACGTTGGCAATCCTGCCGCTGTTGTAAAACTTTTTTCCGCTCATGTTGTTAATGGATATTAGTTTCTAGATAATTAAACAATTCATCGTCTCCCCATTCTTCCTCAATCTCAATTCGTTTTAATAAGCATAAACCGTGTTGAGTCCCATGACTGAAGGCTATTGACTGTGCCCGCGTGATTGACCCTTGCTTAGCCTCGTAATCATTAGGATTGAAATCTTCTTTGTGGCAGATTGTTTTGCGGTACGTTGCGTACACCTTGTTCGGTGTGATAAATACGTTAATGTTCATGGTATTATTTTTTTTCGTAAACAGTTTCTCCGTTGCTGAATGTGCCGACGCTGCGTATCGGGTCGCCGTAGCTATGGAATAGCTTCACAAGGTCGGGACCGTTCTTGTCAATCCAGCGTGCCGCGCTCGGGTCATCCTCCATCTCGGTTCGTATGCCGAAAGATATCACGTCGCCGTACTCCGCGATTCCAACCTCGGCTCCGTTGCCTTCGAGCAAGATCAGAACCTCCCTGTCCTCCCATCTGCTAGACTTGTTCATCCCGAGTTCCATCCCGAGTTCCTGCAGTTCCTCGATAAGATAGTCCCACTCGAAGTCTTTGCTTCCTCCGATGTATGCGGTCATTTGCGCCCCGCTTAGCGTCATTACTGAACGTCCCATATTGTGTTTGTTTTTTAAATTGTTTCTACCGCCAAAGCCCCGCACGCTTGGGAGCGGCGGGGCTTGGTATAATTACTTTGCTTTTAGTTGTTCGATGATTTGCTTGTACTGCTGCGCTCTCAGCACACCCTTTCTGATGGCGTGCTTGCTGCTGTGGGACACGTGGTTGAACTGACTCCCGAGCAAGGCTCCCGTGATGGTGCCGAACTCGACCATGCACTGTCTCACGAACATCTGCACGCTCTTGCCTGCGTTGACCGCGTCCCATATATCGCCGCTGTTGTCGAACTTGTGCTCCATGGGGAAGTCCCATACGCCGCTCGTCACGGCGTCGGTTTGTGCTTTCACTAGTCTAGCTACCTCGAAGCGGTTAACTTTGAATGGTGCAGGCTCTACCTGCGGTGTGAATGAATTGCGCTGTCCTATAGCGCGTGTTGTTGTACTCATGACAAATTATTTATTGGTTAAGACCTAGAGCGCGTGCCCTAGGTTTCGGTCACTCAGACCTCATCAGTTAACCTATCGGTGCCAAGCGCAGCCGTCCTGCCCGTTAGTGACCCCCTTGGTGTAGTGTGAGTGGGTAAGTTTCTTGGTGCTGCATGACGCGAGCGTGATGATGATGATTGCTAGTGCGATAACTTTTTTCATTGTGATTTATGGTATTAGTTTATGAAAATTATTTCACCGTTCCATTTAGGATTGGCGTACATGTCGGGGCAGAGGTAGCAGTCATATCCCCTCTCCTCGAGGTCTTCAATGTATTGGTCGTACTGACTTGCGATGACTTGAACAACAGTCCCCTTTTCGAAGATACGTACAGGTGAGGTGTCGGTCGCGTCCGTATGGTCCGCGTCCCAACAACCGTTAATGTAGATTGTAATTAGCTGATTCATGATTGAATTATATTGGTTAATACGTGAGGCGCACAACCTCACGTTTCGGCTATTTAAGCCTCATCAGTTAACCTTGCAGGACCTCGAGCCACTTGCCCTCGACCTCTATGTAGTAGGTGTCCTCATCGTCCGCGTCCCACTCGGTGTAGTAGTAGGTCTCGACGTTATAAGCCTCGTTCAAGATGAACTCGTCGCTGAGTTCGTTGTTCTCATCAACGTTGCACTCGTTGCGTAGGTAAGCGATAAGGTCGCTCTCGTTTTCGAAGTAAGCCACGCCGTCGTTGACGCAGTAGCCCTCGTTCATGCCGCGACCTGTCGCCGTGTCGATTCTTGCAAATTTGTCCATGTTACTTAGTCTTTTGAAAGGTTAATAGAATTGAACTGAACACTGACACTACGGATATCCCGAACAGGAACAGGTCAGCGATTACTGCGCTTGTCACCATGCATGCTAGTGACGCGATAAGAGCAAATGTTTTCATTTTTGTATGGTTTTTTTAGTTGATTTCGCCGCAGTTACACAGGCTGTCGTCGTAGCTGAATGTGCCCGTCTCTATCCAATTGAACACCTCGCCTTCGCAGGCATACTCGTAGGTGCCGGTGCCGGTGTGCACGGTGTACAGGTCGTCTACCTGCTGAACCTGTCCGGTGAACAGGTAGAATAGAATGATAATCTTCGTCATTGTAGATTGTGTTGGTTAAGACGCCTCGCGGCGTTTCGTCCACTTAGGACTCATCAGTTAACCTTGTGCCTCCCAACGTTCGAAGTATTGAATATCGAAGTCATAACGTTCGCCGTCGTACTCGGGGGCAAACGTTAGCCCGCCGTCGTTCCAATCCTGCACGTAGAAGGCTATGCACTCCTGCGTCATAATTGTCGCTAGGGCTTCTAGGAGGGTCTGAAATCCTACCTTGTTAAATTTCCATAGCCCGTCGTGGTTGATGTCCCAATCAAAGATTGCGACAATGTTATCTTCGCCGCTGCCCACGTACTCGCCTTTCGATAGTCTGAAGGCTGTGTTGGAGGCGCCGTGCTTGGTTAGCACGTTGAAGGTTAAAAGCGCTGCTGCGCTGCCGTCGAAGGGGTTGTTACCAAGCCCAATGTTTAGTTCTACTTTCATGATGAAAATTATTTATTGATTAAGACACCCCGAAGGGTGTTTCGGCTACTCAAGCCTCATCAGTTAATCTTGACACGCTCGCGCAATTTCTAGCTCGCTGTCGTAGAGAAATTTGCCGCCGTGTATCTTGTTACCGTAGCTGTCTATATTCACGTCGCCTTCGCTCAGTTGAATAGCGCTGTAGGTGCCCGTTCTTTGCCCGTAGCTGTCGGTGTTGCAGATGAAGTAAGTTGTCATGATGAAATAAATTAATTGTTTTATACTGCGAAAGCCCCGCACACTTGGTAGTGGCGGGGCTTGTTAGTTAACGAATTTCAACCACGCAGCCTAGCGCTTGGTACTTGTGCACCTTCGCCGACAGTTCCGTGAGAGGAAACTTTTCTTTGCACGGGTCTAAATCGCCTACAAAGTGTTTCTCGTACACCTCAACGTCCTTGTACACCGTCTTGATAAAGACAACCGTGGGCGGCTCTTCGCGCACCTCTTCTAGGTAGTCAATAACGCAGTCGCGCATTTTGCGGCGCAGTTCGTCATCAGACGTGTAGTAGTCAATGAAGTTGTTCAGTTCGCCGTGAATTGATAGCTTGTTGCTCATGATAATGAAAATTTAAATGGTTATACCGCCAAAGCCCCGCTCACTCTCGTGGCGGGGCTGTAGATTACTTTGCTTTTAAAAAGTCCTTGATAGTGTTTAGCTCCTCGAGCATGGACTCCGCACTCCCCTTGATACCGAAGTACTTCTTGACGTCGGTAATCTTCCAATGACGGTTAGGCTTCAGACCTACCTTGTAGAGTCCGAGGTCTCTGATAGTGAGGAGGAGGTTGTAGTAACCGATTGGCATGTCGCCACCGTTAACGTTAATCACCCTGTCAGCGCTTGTCATGTCTGTAAAGAATTGACTGTTAGCGTTTACTAATTGCTTTGTTGCCATGATAATGAAATTTAAATTGGTTAGTAGCTAGCGGTGGACTCGAACCACCTTACGCCGTTGCGTGCTGCCCTATGCAGCTAGCCTGTTGCTTGTCTCGTCTCCCGCACTATTTATGCGGCTCGGGGCAGTTTAGCTAATTAAATCGCTGTGTTATGTTGAACACATTATCGGGCTGCCTCCCGTCCCCTTGTTACCTTAGGGCTGACCTGCTTGAGTTACCGTGTGCAGGTGTTAGCACGTTGTCTTGCTTCGGTGTGTATGACATGCCTCGCGGACTCATAAACACTAGGGGCGCATTCTGTATCTCCCTTGTCATTGTTTGACGGAGGCAAATCTACGGTCATCGATTTGCTTATTCCAAATTTATTTTATGAAATTTCACGAAATAGTTCTGCAGGCCCTAATTTATGCGGGCACTTTTTTTATTTTCCGAGCAAAACCTAGAGACGCAGAAGGGAAAGCGCCGCAAACACCAACAAACACTGACCATTCAAAACACCGAAAATACCACAGCAAGCAAGACCAAGCCCGAGAAACACAGGCAAAGTTGCACAAAAGTACAACGGCAGCGAAAAAGTGAGCGGAAAGCGCTACAGCCCACGTGGGAGTAAGGATAGCTCACAGTTTTTAACAAATGCTTAACGTTGACTGTCGCGAACATTCCGTGAAATAATCGCCGCGAAAAGTTCACAATCAGGTGCCGCGTTGACACCCTCCCGAAGTAATCTAGCGCGCCACATAGAGAGGGACGGGAGCGGGGAAATTTAGGTGCGGGAAATGGCGAATGGGGGTGAGTCCACACGCCCCACGAACGCGCACGTTCACGCCCGTTTACCCCGATACGCGCACGAATACCCACCTCGCGCACGCATTCTGCACGCGGGGAGTACCATGGCGCGCGCATGCGGGACGCGCACGGTGCACGGGGATACCAACACGCGCACATGTTTACGCGGGATTACCACGCGCACGCACGCGATGGATTATACGCGCACGCACGCGGTAAACGCGCACGCGTAGAGCACCCCGCCCGTCGCGGAAAAAGCGATTTCGATTGGCGGGGTCGCGCGCGTGTACGATACCTCACCCCCTCCGCCATACGCCTCTCCCATAACCAGCGGGCCCCGTCCCGGAAAACGCGTTCTTTGTGTTGTGTGTGCACGTTCTCGATCGCTCCCCGAAAAAAGTGTCAAAACGAGTAAACGTTAAAAAACGCTAAAGTGCTTGTTTGCGTAGGTGTTCGTGCGTATTTTCGTACCCGATGGATTCGTCCTTAGGGTATATTCTTATATACCGAATCCTACTCCCCGAAATATCCTTGTAACACACTGTATAGTAATGCCTTATGCCCACTCCTAAGAAATCTCATTTTGACAGTAAAGTACGCAGGCCAGACGTTGACCCCCTGCGTGTCGGCGTCAACCCGCTGTCAATCTCAGGGTTCTCGATCCCTGTGTCCTGTGTCCCCGTGGAGGGCAGGTACTCCATGGACAAGGACGGCGTGTGGTTACCTGCGGAGGTTGAGCTTGAGCGTGACGAGAAGGCCGCGTTGTATATAGGCAGCTCCCGTCGTCTGGCGTGGATGGGCATGGGCAACGCCCCGATGCGGCTCATGCTGTGGATGGTGTTCGAGCTCGACACGGGCAGGGACTACGTGTGGGTAAACGTGAGGAGGTACCTGTCGGAGTCCGGGGTTAGCCTGAACACTTACAAGTCTGGGGTGGAGGACCTGTGCAGGTACGGGTTCATACACCCGATGATAGGGCACAAGGACGTGTACTGGGTTAACCCGGCCTACTGCTTCAGGGGATCCCGCACCCGGGCGTACCCTGGCAGGGTTGAGCGCCGTTAACAATTTTTGGTTTTGAGTTACTGATCTTGTTTGTATGTTTGTCTCCCCTGTTGGTGTAACCAGGAATAAATACTGGGAACGGTAAGCATCGACGTGTACGCGGCGGATGCGGGTTCGAATCCCGCACAGGGGGCTAACAATCTTTTAAATA